TTACGACGCTGGATTTTCAGCTGATACCGATTTGATACCAATCTTGAGTTTTTCCAGCTCGCTCCAGTCGGAGCTTGAGTTGAGCCAACGGGCATACGTCGACAGCAGCATCTGAACGCTGTGACCCAGCTGTTGGGCGATAAATGCGGGGTTGAGGCCGGACATTAAGCATATTGTCGCATAGGTATGGCGGCAGTTGTATGGGGGGCGACGTCTGATCCCCAAATCGTTCAGCACCGGTACCCACTGTTTGTGCAGATCAGACGTCTGTTTCACGTACTCAGCGTTCTTCGACGGCGGGAACAGGTACGGCGTTTCGGTCACCGCTCCCTTCCCATGCCTGCGGCGGTCCGCGTATTCCCTCGCGAACTGGACTGCCCGCAAGGCCCGATCATTCAGCAGCACGAACCGGTCTCTGCCGGTTTTTGTCCTTTCCTCCACCTTGCCCAGCGCAACGGTCCTCTTGACGTGAACCGTCCTCTTTCCCATATCGATTGCATCCCAACGCACGGCCAAGGCCTCCGACAGCCGGAGTCCAGTGAAAAACATGAACTCGAACAAAGCGGCGTAGATAAGGCTTGGCCAGTGCTCGTGCTGGTACAGCCTGTCAATGATGGTATTGGCTTCTGCCAGGGTGAAGGGGTCGATTTCCTTCCTTGACCGCTTCGGCAGTTCAATCATCTCGGCAGGGTTTTTTATCAGGAGGCCTTCCCGGGTAGCTGCACCAAGGATCGTCGCCAGCCTTGTAATCGCGTTGCGTTTGACGTTTGCCGATGTCCAGTCGGTGTCAGCGATGATGCGGCGCAGCAGGGTGGTGGTGATCAGGTCAACACGGACCATAGCCAGGCGCGGTACCCAGTACAGATTCAAGGCACTTTTGTAGTTGTTGTGCGTGCCTTGGGTGATTTCGCGACTATCCAACCAGAGCTGGGCGTACTCTCCAAAGGTAGGCTTTCCCCCAACTGCGGCCTGCGAACTGGGGAATAGCTCGGCGTACTTGTCCTGGTCAAGGAGACCGAGCTTGTTGAGGCTAGTTACCTGATCGCGAAGGCTGGATGCAGCTTTGATGCCTTTCTGTGTCGGGGGATAGGGGAGCGTTTCGCATCGACGGACACCGTCCCATGTGAAACGTATGCGGAGGGAGTTGCGGAAGACTTCGACCCCTCTGGGTAGATCCATTGGCTTTCCAGCCATTCGTCGTATCTCCTTTTGCTGTAAATGATTCGGCCGCCGTGCTTGATCCAGACGCCTTCTGGAACTTTCCCGTCCTGACGCCTGCGCTCCAGCGCTTTCTTGGTGCAGCCGAGCAGGTCGGCCATTTTCTGTTCAGTTACCTTGTCGATGTCGCCGGTCTTTTCGGTTTCCATGGGATGGTCTCCACGCCGCCGGTGGCGGCAGGTTGGTGGTCAGGCGGGAGTTTTTTCGAGCACTGCGTCGGCGACCTTCAGTGCGGCCTGGGCATCGTTGACGTAGGCCGGATCGAAGCCGCCTGCGTAATGGATCACTCGCTGGCAGGAATCCAGCTCTTTGCGCACCAGGCGAAGCGCCTGCACCAACTCTTCCTGCAGTGCGCCCTCGGCACGCCCGATATCCCAGAACTCAAGGCCCCAGTGATCGGCAGGGGGTGGGTTGTTGTTCTGCTTGCCTGTGGCAAGGGCGCCGACGATGACGTCACAGACCGAGCGCTTGTAGACGTTGTCGCCATCAAGGCTGAGGCCGCCGCGCCGGCGAAGCGTGTTGATCACCTCGTCGACGTTCAGTCCGCCGTCCTTCAAAACGATGTCCAGCTCCGGCTCGCCGGGCGTGTAGATCACCAGGGCCAGCTTGGCGCCTGGGTTAAGGTTTTCGCTGATCATCACCAGCGCGTCGTTGGCGACCTGGTGGAATCGGTTGGTTGCGGACATAGGGAATCCTCGCCCGCGCATGTCGGCGGGCTTGAGTAGATGGGGAGGGTTTACTTCTTCTTGAGATCGGCTTTGCGCTTGCGCTCGGCCCGGACGAACTCTTTGGACATGCTGGCAAGTCCGCCAACCACGTCCTCTGGCATGAGGGCGTTGTTGCAGTGAGGGCAGAGAGGCGCCATGGTCGTGCTTCGCCATGCGTCGTCCATCGCCTTTGCAGCGCGACTGCGGAGCTGGAATTTCTCCGCCTGGGCCAGTTCTTCGGCTCGACGGTTGAGCTTGCTTACCGCTGCGCCGTAATGCTCGACCAGGTAGATGAACGCATCGAATGCCTCTACCTCGGTCTCGCAATCGCTGCACCAGACGCGCCGCTCCTTCTCGTCGTACACCATCTTCCGGTGTCGGCACGAGGATCTCGGTCGGCGCGTGAGGCCTCGGGCGACCCTGATGTCTTCGATCTGGACAACCTTGACGCCGGACGACCACTCTTGCGGCTCGATAGGCGCGTCACTCATCGCGGCCCCCTGTAGATCAGGTAGGCCATGTACATCAGGGGCAGGATCATGGCGCCACCTGCTTCCGGTAGCCGGCATCATGCAGAGCAGCGATCGCGCACTCGACATACTCGCGGGCAGTGAGGAGTTCGCCTGCACTGAAGTCCAGCTGGGCATCCGCTGCCATCTGGTTGATTGCTGTCTTCCGCTCTTCCGCCGCGATCTGCTCGGGCGTCGGGATAGGGCGGAAAGCATCGAGCCAGCAAGGCCATCGTCCCGAGGTAGTCAGGCCCACGGCCTCTCCGTCGATCTCATCTAGATGGATGATCTGCACCTCTTGCCAGCGCGGCTCACCATCGAGCGGCTTAATTATCCGGCCCATGCACACTGTCCCAGTAGGCGGCAGCCCTTCGCCATTCCACTGCCCGCCGGTAACGCGGCGCTCGATCGCTGTCCAGGTCGGCTCATACTCTGGCCAGTCGGCTTCAACCACCACTGCGTCCACGGTGGGAATGTCGTTCAGCCTGATCACGTCGCGGACCCAGCCGAGCTTGTGCTCGCTCAGGTCCTTCACCTTGAAGACGATGTAGCGCTCTTCACGCTCAAATTTCTCGCTCACAGCTCATACCTCTCATCAATCCAGCGCCCAGGCGCCAGAGCGGGTGTAGGTTCGGGTTGGGTTTCGTGCGGGGAGAGCTGGCGCTGGTTGCCGGCCTGCAGCTGGCTGTCGGGGATGCAGCTGATGCCGACCCCATTGAGCAGGTAGCAGGTGACGCCGCGCTGGCTGTCGTGCTGCACGTCGATGACGTTCTCGGTTGCGCTGGCGCCGGTGGCCAGCAGCAGGAGGCAGAGGGCGAGGCGGGTCATGGCTTGGCCCCAGCGAGGGCGGCGATGAGCACGTCTTCTTTCGTGATGGTGTGGGTGGCCATCTTCTCGATAGTGAAGAAGTTGGGCTGGCAGAACTTTCGGGCCCAAGCCTGCAGCGGCTCCAGCGCCTGCCCGAGAGCTGCTGTCGCCTCGTCGTCGAGGTCAGGGTAGTTGTCGACCCATTCCCCCGCGTCGCTTCCTGCGGCTGCCTCGAACATGTGGTTGAGCAGGTCATCAGCATCGGGGAGGAACCCAGCAGGGTCGGCCTTGCAGACGGTGCCAGTGTGTACGGTGTCACCCACTTTGAGGCCGTTGCCCCGGCCTGGGCCGAAGCTTGTGCCATCCGGCTCGCTGCCGAAGTTGTCGCGGATCAGAGCGGTAAGGTTCGGGTAGTCCCACGATCCGTCATCGCCATTCACTGACCAGGCTTCCTCGGCCTTCCGCCTCGCCCAGCTGACGCAAGGGCCATCCTCTGTATCGAAGATCCCGAGCAGGAACCATTCAGGCCCGGGGCATTCAGGCTCCCAGCCTAGGCAGTGGCACTCGCCGTCGTCATAGGGGTGGTGATCGCTGATATCCGAGTCCATGTGCCACTGCTTCAGTTCCAAGCCCTGCTGTACGAGCCAGGCGTTGAAGGCGGCATAGTCTTCGTCAAAGTCAGGCTCGTCGGGGTGACTCCACCAGCCGTCTTGATCGCGCTCGACGGCCACACGTTGGATCAGCTTGATTTCTTCAGGCATGACGATTCCTTGGCCGCCATATCGCGGCAGTGAATAGAGGGGAGAGGGGATTGCCGGTTGTCCGATTCAGCTCACAGACGCGCCCGGCAGGTTTGCGTAAAAATGGGTGTTAGCTATGGTGGCAATACAGCATTAACTACAACTAAAGTCGTAGGAGGGCGGCATGAGAATTCGCGGTGATGTTTTCTGGGCTTGGGCAGACCCCACCTTGCACCATCGCACTCACGACGAAACGCTGAGTGACGGCACATTCATTGACGTGCAGGTGCGCCTGTCGCGAACTGGTACGACCCAGATGTTCATCGGTGTGTACGCCCCCAGCGGCATGGCCATCCATGAGGAGGCTTTCGATTCTCGACCAGGTGAGTCGATGACCCGGGCGCTCGCATGGGGTGTAGGACGGGCTCGCCGCATTGCTGTGGAGGGTGTATCTGCTGCTGATCGTCTCGCCGCATCGAAGTAGAGGGGAGAGGGGTTACAGCTGGGTGGAGTACAAATGTGCTCCTGGGAGGTCTAGCCTTGTGCGCGCATGAATGCCGCCATGTCGCCCATTTGCTCTACGATGAAGCGCTCTTCATCAGCTGCTGCAGCGACGATCCTTTCCTTGCGTTTCTGGCAGAGCAGGCAATCGACTTCGGACCAGTCGCCTGACAGCTCAGGGGATTCGCCCAGCCAGGTACCGCATGGGGCCTGTTCGATATCTTCCAGGTCGGTGAATGGGGCGAAGTGTGTCTTCACGACGTTGCCTCCGGCTCTGCGCTGGCGGATAGGGCGGCTTCGATTGCGGCGTTATCCAAGCAGGTCCTTAGCGATGGGTGTTTATTGATCGCATCTGCATAAGCGCCAGAAGATAAAATCGAGTCAATCCGAGAGGACCTTTCGTCGTTCAGCCCACTAAGACGGATATCAACCAGCAGTGCATCCCGCTCAGCCAGCTCGGACTTGTAGCCTGTGTCGGTAGTTGTCATGCAGTCCAATGCTGCATTCCGCTCGGCCAACTGGGCGCGCAGCGTGTCGTGCTTAGCCATCCACTCCATGGCGTCATCGTTGTTACGCTGGCATCGGTCTTTCCACTCGACCAGCTCAGTGCGCAGCCGCTCAATCTCGCCAGGATCGGCGTGGGTGTAGAGCGGGCCGAGCTTGGCGATTTCGTCTCGGCAGGCACCCCATCCGTCCCGGTAGCCTTCGTCCCAGTCATGGCTGTTGTATTCGCTGGCCAGCTTGTATGCAGGCAACTTCACCGGCTCGCCCTGGTGCTGCTCGGCTGGCGCGATACCGGACATCGGCCCGAACGGTGTGATGGCCTTGCCAGTCGCCGCCGCATCCCTCTCTGCCTCTTCTTTGGTCCACCAGAAGGCAGTACCAACCATCCAGGCTATAGGCTCGGGGTGGGGCTGCGGAGCTGGCTGCTCGGCCGCTGCAAGCAGAGCGGCTTTGTCTTTCACCCAGGCCGGCGACTTGCAGATGCTGGCGCTGTACTCGATGAACTGGCGCAGCTGCTCGCGCGGCACGCTGACCATCTCTGTGTTGCTGGATCGGTTTTCTGTGGGCATGGGGATGCCTCCTCGATACAATTTCTGCTCCAAAGAGGAGAGAACATGGACAGGAATGAGCATTTAGGTTGGCTTCTAAACGACCTTATCTACGACCTGGTCACGCCGTCTAAGATTGTTCGGGACTACTTGGCGGGCCCAGATGTAGACCCCCGCGCCGGCCTGCCATTTGGCGTGCTCAGAATGTGTAAAATCGCAGCGATACTTTCTTTAACTAAGCTTCACGATGTTCTCAAGGACTACGGGAAAGAGATCAGGGAGTACCCGGAAAGCATTCGCACACAAGTGAGAATGTTTCGCTCATTCGCAGATGAAAAGGAGTTGGTACGGATCCGGAACAAGTTCGTAGCGCACAATTTTGACGATTTTGAATCTTCGTCCTATGCCGAGGGCGATAGGCTCCTTACTGCTATGTTTGGAGAGACGCTTGCAGATCATCTTGAATTTTTTGAATGGATATATCCTGAAAACTCTGATGAAACGTACGATCAATACCATCCCTCGCATCTGGTCACGCGAATGAGGGACCACGCCAAAACTGTTGTGGATATGAAACCGCGTCTCGGCCCGAGGTAAGCGTACCGTCTGTCCAGAATGGCGTGATTTGCCGGAACGGAAAGACGCTGGCGGGCAGCGCTGGATGTCAGGCTGCTTTCAGCAGAGCCTCAATGACGCGCTGCCCAGCCAAAGGCGGTACCGCATTGCCTGCCATGTGCATGGTCAGCCGGTGGTTGTCCGGGCGCAGGGTATCGGACGGGAACGACATGGCGGCCAGGGCCTCGCTGGCGCTGAGCATCCGCATGCGGTCACCGTCCACCAGCGCCCAGCGGTCCAGGGTGGTGATGGTGCCGATCGGCCGGTTGATGTCGCGGCCGGTGGTGCCAGAGCCTTTGCCGTAGTAGGGCATGATGAAGCGCTCGCCGAAGCGCTGGCGGCCGTTGCGCACCCTGTCGAGGGTGGCTTGGGCCCGGCCTGGCTTCTCGATTGGCGACCAGCGCCCGGCGTCGAAGTCGAGGAAGCTCGCTGCCGGCACATGTCGTTCCTGCGGCAGCTGAAGCATCAGCGGCGCCTTGCTACGTGTCAGCACCATGAACAGTCGCACCCTATGCTGCGGCACGCCAAGGTCGGCGCAGTCCACGATGTGCGGGGCAGCCTGATACCCTAGCGCCTGCACTGCTTGCAGCCAGGCCGGGTAGAGAACCCAGTCGGTGAACTCGGGCACGTTCTCTATCACCGCCGCCTGTGGCCGGTGAAATTCAAGGGCCGATACCGGTGCCCATGCCGTCGAGCGCGAAGCGTCGTGCTCAGGGTTACCCGACTTCTTGCCGCGGGCCTTGGCGTGTCCCTGGCAGCAGGGCGAAGCCAGCATGATGTCGTGTGCCGGTACCTGCTCCCAGCGTGCCTGGTGCAGGTCCTGACAAACGTGCTGAGTGTCCGGGTGGTTAGCGCTGTGCCATTCAACGGCCACCGGCCAATGGTTTGCCGCCCAGAGAACCTGGACGCCTGCGGCGCGCGCGCCGGTGCTCCATCCGCCGAGGCCGGCGAACAGGTCGATTGCTGTGGGCATGGTCGTTTCTCGTAGGTATAGTGCCATAGCGGAAAAAGCAGGGAAAAACCATGGCGATTAAGAGGCAAGGGAAGGAGGCGGAGGTGCGGGGTATTGGAACAATCAAAAATCCGCTAACCATTATTGCTATTTTTGCTGGCATTGTTGAGGTTAGTTCAACAACCGTTCTTCCATTCATTTCTGAGGAAGTCCAGAAGACCTACATCTGGTTTTTGATGGTGTTTCCAAGTCTTTTGGTGTTGTCTTTTTTTGCTACCTTGAATTGGAATAATAAAGCGCTTTACGCTCCTAGTGATTTCCAGACGGATGATGGTTATCATCGTGCGAATAAGAAATCTGTTGCTCTAGGGAATACAGTGGTTGCTGATCAAGAGGCTACAGGGTTTTTATAATGGTCACTTTTAAATCAAGTACCTTTACCGGTCAAACAGTTCGGCTGGATCACGGCAGTTACGAGGATTGTGTTTTTAAAAACTGTGTGATCGAGTATGGGGGCGAAGGCCCGATTTCTCTTGTTGGCTGCACATTTAATAACTGCCATTGGCAGCTAGTAGGGGCTGCAATTAATACCGTGATCTTCTTGAAGACCATGTATGAAAATATGGGGGATTTTGGCAAGAATATGGTTGATCAAACGTTCAATTCCATCAAGAGCGTTTCAAAATAAGCTAAGTGATGGTGTGGCCTCTGGGTGCAGGCGCCGCCCTCGCCGGGGAGGCGTTATCGTTGAATAGGGGAAGGCGCCGCAGTTGGCGCCCATTGTTCTGGTGAGCTATCAATTCATGGCTGACTCGACCTGGTGGAGGTCGCATGACACTGAAAAGCGATACCGAGGCCCTGGCCTCGATCGAGGAAGAAGCCCAGGCAATGCTTAAAAAGATCGGGCTGCCGGACGACCAGATGAAGAAAGAGATGGTCATCTGCCTGCGCCAGATCATTGCGATTGCGCGCTACCGGAAAGGCCTCGGCGCCGATCCTGTCGTTGAGTAGGAGAAGGCGGCAGCGGGCAGCGCGCAGCGCGCTGTGATTCGTGCTGGTATGCTTCGCCGCTTACCACACAAGGAGGGTGGTAATGGCTTGGCGGAAAATACTCGAAACTCTTCTATCGCCGCTGACGACGAACCTTTGGCGCACCGGAGCTTTGATAGGGTTCGCGACCTGGTGCATTCTGTTGCGGTACGGAGACCTGGGGATGCTACTTACAGTTTTTAGTATGCCTTTCGGCATCGCCCTCTTTGCTATGGGCCCCTTGGAATTCCTCCCAGACAGATGGTTCTGGGTTGACTCCTTTCTGTCTACTATGACGGGCCTGTTCTTCCAAGGAAGCTTGATGCTCATATGGGGCGTTTTGGCCTTTGAGCTTCCATTGAGCCAATATGCCAGGACCGCATTCGTGGTGCTCTGCCTTGCTCTGCAGGTCATTATTATCGGCTGGATTCAACGCAGGATGATGCGTTCGTATATCCGCAAGCGAAGTGAGCAGCAAAATCGCGCGCAATGAGCTAAGGCCTTCGTTGAATAGGGGAAAGCGCTGGCGGGCAGCGCGGGAGTTCAGGCCCGGCGAACCTTGAAGCCGAACATGCACTCGATGTCGTGGTACTCGCAGCGTTCATAGGCCTTGTACTTGGCCTGCGACGGCGTGCTGGCGAACACATCGACGATGGTGCGGTTGGAGAGGTCCCACCAGTCCCAGCCCGCGACCAGAACCTGGTAGCGCTTCAGCGGCAGCTTTTCGGCCATCTCGCCGTACTGCATTTCCCAGGTGGGGTGGTAGTTGCGGATACGCTTCTTCGGGTCGCTGTCGAGGATGACCCCGATGTAGTGGCCGCGGTCGGCCATGATGACGCCTGGCTCACCGTTGGCGATCACGCGGCGCCCGATCTCAGCCGGCACGTTGTAATGACGGCGGACGTAGTCGCAGTTGTAGTTGCTCATGGGTGCGTCCTTGATGCTTGCTACGTGATGGCGTAATGATGTCGGATGGTGCAGCGTTTGGTACGATAGGGATTCGTTTTCTGCCGATGCAAGCTCAGGCCCCTCCATGAGAATTAGATGTTTTGCGATAGCTATGCTGGTTATGCTGTCTGGCTGCCAAAGTCACGAGCCAAAATCTTTCATCAACGAGAGTGAGCTAACAAAAAGTCGAAAATCATTCGACTTGGATTATCAGCGGCGCTTAAACCTATTGGTCTCCTCGAGTAAAAGTCAGGAGGAAAATGTGATAAGCCTTTTGGACTCCAGTCTTAAAGAATGTGGGCAGAAGCTTGCTAACTCCGGTTCTGACGGATCTAAGTGTGCTTCTGACTCCTTGGTGGTCGTGTATGGCTACATGGGACGATCCTTTCGCCTCAGAGATGAAGAGTCAAAAGGTTATGAGTCGTTCACTGACGCCGTTGAAAAGTGGGTTTTGTATATGTCCAAGCTACAGAGCGACCCTACATATGCAGGCATCATCAGCCTACAGCTGCAAGCATATTATTCCGTATTGGCAGCTTCAAAAATGATGCCTGTATCTGGCTGACCATGTCCTCCGTGCATGCGCCGCCCTCCGTGGCAGGATGCTGCGTGGTGGCAATTTGCCCTCACTTAGAGTTTCATATACCGCTGACTACGTTAACCAGGTTGAAAATGAAAGAAGACTTACTGGTTCCTGCCATTGCTACTCTCTTCGTTGGGCTAATCGCAGGCATAGTTTCGCTCGTAGTAACTATCCTCTCAAAGGATCAAAAGACCTCAGAGTTCAGGCAGGCCTGGATTGATGGGCTTAGAGATGACGTTTCTAATCTTGTGGGTCATCTTGAGGTGATTGAGACCGTTGTTGGGATTGTGAGGGAGAAAAACGAGTCTGAGATCAACGAGTTTTTAATTGCCCGACATGAGCAATTCCAAGGCATGGAAATGCTTGTTTTTCGTATCAGATTGCGCCTCAATCCAGCTGAGCACACCAAGCTGATAGGTCTACTTTCAAACCTTGAGGATGTTCCTGACAATGGCATGCAGGCACATGCAGAGCTGATTACGATTGAAGCTCAGAATATTCTGAAAAACGAGTGGGAACGGGTAAAGCGTGGCGAACCGTCCTTCGTGTGGTTGAAGCGAATTTCAAAGTGGGGGGTACTGTCTGTTTTAGCTACAGGGGCAGGTGTGTGTGGTGCGATGTTGTTTGAACACCTAGTTGCGGCGGGATAGTGTCACTTCTCTATGAACGGACACTCTCCCCTCTACCCCAAGCCAGGAAAGTAGGGAGTGATTAGGCCCGTTCCGCGAGCAGGATCAGGCCGGAATCGTCCGGGTCGTCACCGAACTCCAGGCCCGGCGCTCGCAGCTCGCGGCTCAGCCGGAACTGGTCGAGCTTTCGCACCACAAAGCTCGAAATCTTGATTTCGTGGCGCGGCGCACTCAGGAAGTGGCGGGCCGCTTCAGGCCCTAATTCATGGATGCGGTGGATGAGTAGGGTCATGGCCTCGCCCTGTTCCTCGATCCCAGCCCACTCCATCAGCTCCAGCAGGGCCTGCTTAGTCCCTGGTCGAACCTTCAAGCGCAGGTCTTCTTCCTGCAGGCGTTCGGCCTTCTTGCGCCGCTTCGCGTCACGCTGCTGCTGCGTCAGAGCCATGATCGCCTCCATTGCGCACAAAGCGGGTGCCCGGTGCGTACTCCAGCAGGTCGCACACCCGGTTGATGATCTTGAGCGTGGCGTCGAACACCTTGGTGTCGTCAGGCTCGCGGGCCAAGCGCTTCATGTTCGGCTGGTGCTCGAGGCAGACCTTGTCGACCAGGCGCCGGGCCAGCCTGCGCAGGTGATCGGCGCTGTCGTGCACGCGCAGGCTCAGGGCAAAGGCCAGGGCCACGTCGTCAGGTCGGTACTGGCCCCCGCTGCGTGTGTTGTACAGCTTCTTCACCGACCGATTCATCCAGGCCGGCAAGGTTACGACTCCAGAGGGTGCTTTCTGCATTTCGGTACTCCGTGAGGCCGCTGGGCGGCAGGTGGAACTGTTCTTGCCGCCGGCGCTGGCGGACCAGGTTGTTGATGCGCTTCATTTCCTGACACGCACCCGCGGGAAGTTGATGTCGTTGCGCTCGATGATCTTCACCAGCGTTCCGTAATTCAGGCCCAACTGCTCGGCTACCTGGGCGCGGTGCAAGCCGGTATCGCGCAGGGCGCAGATTTGCTGGACCACCTTCAGTTCCTCGATCCGCTTCAGGTTTCGCTGGATCTGGCGCTGGGCATCGCGCTTACTGTTGGCCGACTTCTTCAGCTCTGCGCGCCGGAACACGAAGTTGCCTTCCCGCGAGGCCCGGAATAGGGCCTGCTTGGAAATGCCAGTGGCCTCATGGACCTGCTGACACGTCATGGTCTTGGCCATTTCGGCCACCTGGTCGGCGCGGGCTTTCATTTTTTCCTTGCGGGGCGATGGCGCGGCCTTCTTGGAAGGCGCTTTGGCAGCCGGCGCTGACTGCGCTTCAGGGCCTTTGCGCGGAGGCAGCGGCCGGTAGGTGAAACCCTCCAGCACAATCAGCTGGCCGCCAGACGCGAAGAAGGCCGCTTTGGCGGCCTCCAGATCGATGGATTGGTTCATGCTCACCTCACTTGATGCGGATCGAGCTCTCGCCGCGCTCAAGATGCGCCCAGGCTGGCTCAGGGATGAGTTCGTCTTCACAGTCCTCGCCGGCGGCCATGCGCTTGCGGACAGCTTCGTTGTGCTCGCGGTCAGCCTTGAGCTTGGCGGCGATGGCGTTCTTGTCCGGCGCGATCTTGGTCACCACAGACGTCAGTTCATCCGGTACCGCCTGTTCGTTGTCGACGATCACCTTCTCTTTGCCGGTGACCAGGCTGATGGTGAACAGCGGTCGCTTGATCGACTTGATGTTGGCCGCGTCCATGTTCCGGCGCAGGTAGTCGGTGATGGCGGTCACGCTGTTGGCCTTGATGCGCTTGAGTTCGTTGAGGCGGTCGATTTCCGCGTCGATCGCGCTGATATCGCCTTCGATGTTCCGGCGCAGCATGACGATGTTGTCGGCCTTCACCTCGAACTCACCTTGGATGCCGGCCATGGTGTCTTGAATGGCCTGCTTGAGGCCTTCGTCGTCGGTGTCGCACATGGCAGCGAGCTCGGCCATCTGGCCGGTGAGAGCGTAGAGCTGGGTCATGCTGCGGCCTCCTGCGGTTTGCCGGCTTCGAGGTTCTTCAATTCAAGGGAGATCCGCGCCGCGCCTTTCTCGTCCTTGCGACCGATGAGCTTGCGCACTGCATGGTCGTGGATCTTCTTGCGCTCATGCGGCGTCACCGCCTTCTGCATGGTCTCGATCGTGTCCTTGATGAAGTCCAGGCGCTCCTGCTGTTGGCGCTCGATCTCGGCTTGGCGGTCTTCGGCCTGCTCGATGGCCTGCTCGGCCTGCAACTGCTGGACGTAGTTCTGGTCGTCAAACATCCCAAGGAACACGTCGGCGCTGAAGCCCAGCATGGACAGGGCTTTCTTGATGGCATCGGTCAGGGATTTCTTCGGCGCCTCGCCATCGGTGGTCATGCCGTACTTGGTCTTGTACTGGTACCGGGTGCACCCGTACTGCTCGACCTCGCCGCGTTGGCCGTCCTGCATGAACCAGAGCTGGATTTTGACGGTATGGCCGATCTCCCGGCCCAGGCAGATTCGCTTGTCGCCTTCACCGGCGAACACCTCGTGGCCGTCATCGAATCGCTCTTCGATGACCTTCCAGCCCCAGCCGATACCGACCGGGCCGAACACCTCGGTGGCCTTCATGACCATTGCGGTGCCGTTCAGGCTGGTGATCTTCTGGCCGCCGACCTCGGCGTTCTTGGTGTAGCGGGTATCGGTGGTCTGCACCTGCTCCCAGATGCGCATGTTGGTAGTGGACATTGGAAAACCTCGCGCCACGCCGGCGCCGTCAGTTGGAAGGAGAAATGCCAGGTCACCCAGGCACGGAGGTACGCTCCAGGCCCTGGCTGCGGTGGATGGTTGCGCGCTCTCGCCGCTTACGCTCCCGAAGGGGTACGGTTATCCCGAAGGGCCGCCGTGCTCGGCTACGTGATTCAGGAAGTGACGCTGCCGGCCAGTGCGCTGGCGAGCATGAAGAAAGTGCAGGCGAAGAGCATGGAGACGGAGCCGCGCCAGAACGCCATGCGTCTGGCCTGCTGGCGGCTCACGTGCGGACCTCGTAGGCCAGCGTGCACATGCCGCAGAGATAAGCCCGGCCCGACCATGCCGCCGGGTTCTCGATGTGAGCCAGGCGCGCCTGATTCATGGCGTCCTCCATGGTCAGGCCCTTGAAGACCATCAGGATTCGGTCATCTGGCAGGGCCTGGGCGACCTCGGCCACCTGGTCGTCGATGATCGACGGGAAAACCGGAGTAGTCATGCAACCTCCTTGCGCCCACCAACGATCTTGTTGAGGCGCCCGCAGTAGTGGTTGAACTCTTCGATGGTGATGCGCTGATCGGCCATCATTTCGGTGAGCTGCTTCTGGATCATCACTGACCAGCTAACCGGGGTGGATGGGTCGGCCAGGGCATCCAGTTCGTTGTCGAGCAGGACGTGCGGGCTCATGGCTCATTGGCCTGATCGGCGTCGTGCTGCAGGCCTTGTTCGGCGTACCCTTCAAGCATCGACTCGGCGATCTCGAAGAGCTTTCCGCCGACGTGGTCGCTTGGGCCGAGGATGTCGGGGACCATGCTCTTCACCGGGCCACCGGCCTGCGCCTGGAGCAGGAGGAGGGCCAGGGCGTTGAGATCGTCCTTCTCAGCTTCTTGCAGAGCGCGGAGATGCTCGGCCAGCTTGGTTACGAACTGGTCCTGGCGAACGCCAACCGGTCCGCCAAAGCGCTGCGGGATCAGAACATCGCAGCCGCCGACCAGCTCCTCGGCCTTGCTCTCGATCCAGTTTTGCGCCGCTTCCTGATACGCCGAGTCGTCTTCCGGCTCAGCATGGTCGTACCGCCATTGTGCTGCTCGAAGTGCGCCCATGGCGTCCTCCTAGTGGTTGTGCAACCGCATTGGCCAGGAGCCAGGCGCGGGTGACCAAACCCACCGTGAAAGGTGGCCTGGCGCCTGCCGATGCGGTCGAATTGAAGGGAAGGGGGGATGCAGATGCCGGGCGCTACCCCAGCAGCTGGCTTGGCGTGGACCCATCCAGAGGCGCAATTCGTTTACCCCCGGAGCGAGGGAAGGGACGTCCACAGGTGCTTCGGTAACCGCGCCCTGAGCTGAGCGCTTCTCTGCATCGGGGTGTGATCTGGCCGGCGCTGATCTCCGGCTTGGCTATTAGCGGCCTCAGTGACACCGGAGTTTCACCGGGGCGAAGGTTTCAGCCGCTTATTGTTGGACTCGCCATGGCCATCTGGGCGCTTACTCACTTTGCCGGCCATGATTCCCGCGATCCATCAGGTCTTACACTCGCGCATCAGCCTGCGCATTCAGATCAAACTCCGATGCAGCCTGCTAGGGGAAGCAGGGCAAGAGATGGGATCGGCTAATACAACTATCCGTTAGCATCTATATAGCTGTATTCGCACGAACCAGTCATTTGGGCAGAGCACCTTGCACTGCAATGAGTGATTTACATGCTAGAACGGATGTTTTTTATGGGGCTGTTTCTACAGCATGGTCATGCTCACCTACTCTTACAGCTGGGAAAACTGTCGTACCCGTGCACAACCACTCAGAATCGGAGCACGAAAATGAAACGACTGGTTATATCTGCACTGATCTCCTTCATCGCTGTATACGGCCCAGCTCATGCAGCAGACGATGGCAAAACGTATACCGAGGATGAGATTAATAAGATGCACAAATCTGCAGACCCTACTAAAAAAAATCAGGGTCCAGACCTTAGGGTGGTTCATCCGCCTAAGGAGCCTATCAAGCCATCCGAAAAAACAACCCCAACACCACCGCCTGAGAAGACGAAGACTGATTCCAAGGGTTAGCGACGAATCCATCTAACCATACTCTACTAGCATGATTTCCCTGATGCCCCCCGCGAGAAGGGCATCAAGGGGATCGTGTTGCTACAGCAGGCCCACCAGCTTCAACACGGCCACGAAGACCGGCGCGAGTAGCGAGGCTACGGCCGAAAATCCTGCGATTCGGTAAAGCATGGTGACCTCCTGTTGGTCAGGCCCAGGCCTGCGACTGGCAGCCGCCTGGGCGAAATCGATGCTTGTCTGGTCACTCGCCGCGCCGCCGGTTATCGGTGGGCGCCGCTCGCTTCCTCCCTACTGCCGCCGGGGGTGGCGGGGCGCATTGCATGCCCGGGTCGTTCTCTCAGTTCAGGCGTTTCACCTTCGTCAGCCGTACAGGGTTCTCCCTGTCGTGGGCAGCCTTTCGGGGCTGTCTGGCGCCGGTCGCCGGTAGAGGCAATGCGGTCTGTTGGTTGTTGCGCTGGCTGTTAAAGAACGACGGCCGGTGAGGGCCTCGGCAGTCCCTGGTTGGTGACTGCTTGAGGTGAAATTTAGCTGCGCGCTAAAGCATCGTCAATAGCTTAGAGCTAAATTCTTTTCGCCGAGCGACAAAATGCATCCAGGACTGAGGTTCTTGAGCAGGGCCTTTACCTGAGATTTAGCACTGCGCTATGATTCTAAAATTACTGTACGAATATACAGTTTCCGGAGATGAAACTATGTCCAAGCAGAACAAAGCGGCGCCGAAGCAGCGTCAGGAAATGACCGGCCTAGAGAGGCTGAGCCTGAGGGTGTCGTCGATGATCAACCACCCGATCGCACAGACGCAGCGCTGGGTGACGATCCATCGCCTGGACACGGACGGGGAGGCAGAGTGGGAGGAGGTGATCGGGCTGATCGCTGAAGTGCCCGAGCTGGACCTGACGTTCAATGACGACGGCACGGTGACCGTCCGGTGGGAGCGAAGCGCGCTTCAAGAGCGAGACGATTTCATCATCGAGGAAGACAGCGATGTCGAGGTGGAGGAGGAGGCGCCTTTCTGATGGGCTAGAAAAAGCCCGCTCAATGGCGGGCTATTTGTGGCCGGTGAAAGTACCAGACTGGAAGGATCGTAGGCAACAGCTACACCGAGTTGTAGTTGAAGCTATACATCCTCTTTATCTAAGTCTAGCGTCAACGTGTCTCCATAGCGGGGGTGCAGCATGTTGAGCTTTTCTATAAAGTCTGGGTAGTCCTTGCTAAGTTTCATTGCTGTGGTGACTGAGGAGAGATGCTCTCTCAGTTTTGCATGCCCGGTCTCTGGCGTTAGACGCCTGTGCAGGTGACCCTTCTTGCTATCTCGGTTGTTTTCTTTTTTGAGCTCAGCTAGCAACCCAGGTGCAAGTCGCCTGTAAACTATATCGTTGGTCAGCTTGCCGAAGTACTGTGGGCGGTAATTAGCGTTTTCTGGAGGGTATTTCAGACCGCGAAGTCGGAAAAGATGCTCGTAATAGTCTGGCGGGAATGTTCGTACATAAGGCTGAAGTTCTTTCGCGACGAAGGCCTCTAAGATTTGTGCTAAGGCATCACGCGCGCGGTCTTTTTGATAGCCGGTGGCCTCGTCAACAAGCGCGATGATGCCAACGCGTGCGAATCCTCGCACTAACACCTCGCACTGCTCAGCAATATGCACCTGCTGATAATGCAATGCGCCGACCTTCCTAGCCGCTAGTACCGCTTCGCAAATATCTGCCAAGACGGTGGCAGGGTAGCCGAATGTGACAACTGCAGCATTGTTACCAGACAGGAACCGAATGGGCTTCGTGATCGCCGCCAGGAGATCCTCGGAAACAAAGGGTTTCACGCCCTTAGACTCCAAAAAAGTCACCATTCGGTCGCCGCCCTGCTGGCGGCTACCGCGGCTCATCCCAAGACCTGCAATGAGGCCGCGCTGAGATAAAACGCGCGTACCATCTTCGAGGACATAACACGGAATTTCTGCATCCCCAATCTTCAGCGGATGATCTGAGGAGCCATGCGTCACTTTTGGCAGATTCCTAATCTCAGCCTTCGCCAGCGCAGCGTTTCTCGCAATTTCAGATCGGCGCTCGGGGGTTAAAGACTCGGACCGAGCTTTTCCGCCTTTAGATTTACCGCTTTTTTCATCCGCCATCACATGCTCCTTTGTTTAGGATATTTGCTTTTTAGCTTGCGATGGTTGATTTTGCAAGCACTTTGTCAGTAATGCTTGCATGTTTTTATTCGGCAGGGAAGCTCAGCCTTAAACCAAATGAGCATTCCAAACCAAGAGCACTCTCGCCTGGATGTAGGTCTCTTCCCGCCGGATCATCCGATCTTTGTGCTTCGGGTTGTCCGAGATCATCTCGAAATACTCCTCGTCCGCGATCTGCAGGCGCTTGATGTACTCGTGTCCACCCCAGGAGAAGTAGTAGATCCCGTCACCCGCGAATTCCCGAATGCTGACGTCGACGATCAGTGGGTCGCGATTCTTGATAGTGGGGGCCATCGACTGACCCCAGCCGGTTACCAGCTTCAGGTGGTAGTGCTCCTTGAACTCAACACCCAGCTCACGCAGGTGCCGGGGGCTGACGCGCACGTCCTGCAGCATTTCTGGGAAGTCATGGGTTTGTTCGCCGCCGCCCATAGCGCCGCGCACGTCGTAGTGGGCGATCCAGACCTCATCGCCGACCAGGCCGGGGCGGTTGAAATCCGCCTTGATGACTCCGCCGTCGCTTGGAACGGTAGCCGGAGCTGGCTCCTCGGCTGCAGCCAGTAGCCTCTGGCGAGTCTCCTCAGGAATACCTCTCCCGCTTTTCGCGAGCATCTGTTTTACCAGATCTGCAGCTGACAGCTTGATGTCCACGGCTTCAGCCAGTGGTTGCGCTTCGTCACCCGAGGGGATCGAGTCGAACCAGCCTCTTGGCAGCCCCTCAACTTCCTCGATCCGGCGCGCTACGTCGTCGCCCAGGTTCTTCGCCGTCTTGTCGGAGAGGATCTGGCTCAGGTGCGCAGGAGCCATCCCCCAGCGCTCCGCGCAGGACCCTTTTCTCTGGCTGCCGATCAGCTTCACCAGGTTGTGCTTGCGAATTTCGTAGATATCCATGGCGCGAAGAATGCCAGTGTTTAGCCCTGTGCTAAATGTGCGCAAAGCTAAATTCTCCTTGCTCGAGAATTAGCCATGAGCTAAATTTCGTCATATGTGTTAGGAGAACCCAGATGAATGATCACCTCCGTGAATGGTTGGCTACTGCCACCAATGAGCGCCGGCGGGATGTAGCAGCCGCAGCGAAAACCACTGTCGGCCATCTCTGGCAGCTCGCAGGTGGTCATCGGAAGGCATCCGTCGATCTTGCTGAGCGCTTGCAAGACGCATCGGACGGCGAAATCACGATCGCTGGCCTGCGCCCAGACCTTATCCCCTTTGCACGCAAAGCGCTGAAGGGCGCCGCGTAACTCAATTTCCATAGCAAGGAGCAATCCCCGCATGTACGCCAATCCCAAGCACCTGCATGACCGCGAGATCAAGGTCCGGGTCGATGAGGACACGTTCGAACTGATTCAGGCGCTGGCCAAGTTTCATCGTACTCAGCGCGCTGTGCTCTGCCGTGAGCTGCTTGAGGCTCAGCTGGCCGCCCTGGCTTCGGAGAATACCGGCGATCAGCACGTGGCCTGAAGGCCCGTAGGAGGCCCCATGCCGATTGAAGAGATCGGATTGGACCAGGGACTGATGGAGCAACTGGAGCGAGAGGCGATGAGGCGGGGCGTAAGTCCCGAAGCTCTCGCGTCCGAGCTGATCCGTCGTGAGCTGGCCAACCGAACGAAGCCCCGCAGCCCGCGGGGAGCAGTAACGCCGTTTCACCGGAGGGCCTGAATAGGCCCTGACCCGTAACTAATAAGCCCGAACGACTTGAACCGCGCGCAGGGGATCACCCGATGGCCTACGACGACAAAGCTCACCGCCACGACCACCAGGTCAAGGTCCGCTTGGATGACGAGGACTTCAACGAGCTGAAGGGGTACGCCCTGGAGCTCAAGGCTCAGCACAGCGTGCTGGCCCGGGAAATCATCCTGGCCGCGCTGGCGTTCAAGAAAGAGCACGGTCACTTGCCGCTGATCAACGAGAAGAAGGCCAGGGCCTGAATAGGTCCAGGGGAGGACAAATGTCGCCTGCAAACGAAGCAGTAAAGCAGCACGACGTGGAAATCGCCCGGTTCCGCCGGAATGACTTCGCGGACCTTGAGGCCTGGGCGGAGGAGGTTGGTGTCAGTACCGACGAGCTGGCCGCGCAGATCCTGAAAAAGGCCACGCACTTCCTTGGCCAGCGGGGAAAGCCCAAGAGCAACAACGTGGTGCCGTTCGCGGCGCCGAGGTAACCGCCTGATCCCTAATTAGGGACCCGGGCGCCAGTCCCTCACAAGGGACGCCAAATCGCAGAGACAAAAAAGCCGGGTTCGCGGCCCGGCTCTCTGCAATACAAAACTCTGAAGGGGAATTATGCATATGCAGACCCAAAGTGTACAGGCCCTCTCCACGGGCGCGCCACAAAACGCAACCCACGATTCTGTGGCGCGCACGATGTCATCCCGCGAGATCGCCAACCTCACTGGCAAGCGGCACGACAACGTCAAACGAGATGTCGTTGCCATGCTCAGGGACCTGAAGGTCGATCCCCTCAGTTTTGAGGACATCTACCTGGATGGTCGAAACCGCGAGCAGGTGCAGTACCAGCTCGATCGCGCGCACACCGATTGCCTGCTGACCGGCTACAGCCCGGCGCTGCGAATGAAGGTGATTCGGCGCTGGCGCGAGCTGGAAGGGCAGTCCGAGGCGCGTCAGGCAGTTAAGGCCAACGGCACCAAGGTCATTGGTGAGATAGCCATCATGGAGTGCTTCACGCGCCTACTGAAGCCTGCTGCGTCGTGCCAGATGCAGATGCTCACCAAAATCGCCGAGAACAACGGCCTCGACCCGAAATTCCTGCCCGGTTATGCCGTGGATGCCCCCCCTGACGCAGCCGGAGGGAGTTCGCTGCCTACCAAAGCGCTGACCTCGCTGCTGAAGGACAACGGCATCCGCATGTCCCCAGCATCGTTCAACAAGGCCCTGCAGCAGGCCGGCCTGATCAAGGTCATGCAGCGCAAGAACTCCAAGCAGGAAATGGTGACCTTCTGGGCAATCACCGACAAAGGGCTGCGTTTCGGCAAAAACCTGACCAGCCCTCAATCCCCGCGCGAGACGCAGCCTCACTGGTACGTGGATCGCTTCCCTGAGCTCGCCGGCCTGGTCGGCGTAGGACGTTCGTAATGGCCGGAGACTGGATCAAAATGCGTGTGGATCTTCAGACCCATCCGAAAGTTTTCCGCATGGTGTCCGCATTGCGTGCGGAAAGGTTGCGGGTGATTGGCGGACTGCATGTCGCCTGGAGCATCTTTGATACCCATTCTACTGATGGTGTGCTGCACGGCTACACCACGGACGCGATGGATGCGGTGATCGGCTGGCCGGGCTTCACCCAGGCCATGGTTGATGTCGAATGGGCGGAGATCGATGAGGCGGGAAGCCTTGTCATGCCTCGCTTTGACGAGCACAACGGGGCCAGCGCCAAGCGTCGTGCAAATGACAGCGAGCGTAAGCGCGAGTCGCGCAAAGCGAATTCTGTCCGCAATTCGTCCGCAGGTGATGCGGACAAAACGCGGACCAGAGAAGAGAAGAGAAGAGAAGAGAAAGAACAAGATCAAAAGACTTCGTCATCTGGCGATGACAGCGACCTCTTCACTCGATTCTGGAAGCTTTACCCGCGCAGGGTGGGCAAGGCCAATGCCGAGAAGGCCTGGTCGAAGCTGAAAGTCGACGCCGACCTGTTCGAGCGCATGGCGAGCGCGCTGGCTGCCTGGGCTATTTCGCCGGACTGGATGAAGGACGGTGGCCAGTTCATTCCGCATCCGGCCACTTGGCTGAACGGCAAGCGCTGGGACGACGAGCTACCCCAGGCCGGCAACGTCCACCAGTTCCCTCCGCGCCGCCAACGCAACGGGCCTGACTTCGACGACACCAGCTGGGCTGATGACTTGGGGGTGCTATGAGCACGCCCACCAAGGCCACGAGCGTCACCCAGATCATGGCCACGGCCCGCAACCTGCCGGCCGAGGTCCAGGCTCCGGCCAAGCAGCTCGACCCAGGCACAACCGAAGTGGTCAACGCCCTGTTCAAGGAGCTGCAGGCCATCTTCCCAGCGTGGAAGCAGGCCTGGCCGGATGACGAGGCCCTGAAGGCTGCCAAGCGCAGCTGGATCAAGTCCTTCGTCGCCGCGGGTATCAGCACGCTCGAGCAGATCCGCTTCGGCATCCAGAAGTGCCGGGTGCTGGATACCGACTTCGCCCCGAGCAGCGGCAAGTTCATCAAGCTGTGCCAGCCGACCCCGGAGGAGATGGGTATTCCACCGCTTGCGCGGGCCCTGGCAGAGGCGCTGGAGAATTTCCACCCCAGCAGGGCAGGTTCCCGCACCTGGTCGCACGCAGCTGTTCGCCACGCGGCCCTGCAATGCGAAGCGCAGAACCTGGGGTCGATGGAGGTGGAACGGGCAGAGAAGGTATTCGCCCGGGCCTACGACATCACTATCTGCATGCTGGTGGCCGGCGAGCCACTGGGCGACATCGCCACCGGCATCGGCCACGACAGCCAGAAGAGCGCCGCACAGCTGGCCGACGAGTACGCCAGTCAGAAGCAGGTCCGCCTGCTGGAGATTCAGCAGATCCCATCCGGCGCCGCCGCGTGCCGTGCACACCTGCTGGCCAAGTTGAACATCAAGCGCGCCGGGCAGCCGGCCGGGGAGGGGGCATGACCGACGAGATGCGTGCCGAATTCGAGGTCGCTTTCCGGGCGCAGTTCGGGTTTGGCGCTACCGATGTGCGCGACTCCAAGAGCGAAGACGGTGCCGCGCTGATGGGGGCTGCGCTGTGGGCGTGGGAGGCCTCCCGCGAGGCCGTAGTGGTGGATCTGCCAAAGGACATCGTGACCATGGCCGGCCCAGTTCTGTACGCAGACGACGCTCGTGCCGCCATCGAGGCTCAGGGCCTGAAGGTGGCGCCATGACCATGAATGAACTCCGATGCCAGCACTGGAGCAGGTGTTACGCGGCAGCCCTCTCGCGTGGGCTGAGCCATGAGCAGGCCAAGGCGCAGGCAGACGCCGCGATGTCCGACTTCAATCGCCGCTGGAGCATGTCATGACTGAGTTCCTAATGCGAAGCATGGGCGACGTCGGGGCGCTGCTGGGCCGCCTGCAGGCCCAGGACTTCACCAAGCCCAAGCTGATCGTCATCCGCGACGAGAAGCGCCCCGACGTCTGCAACCGGAAGATGTGGGCAATGCTGCGCGACGTCTCCCAGCAGGTGGAATGGTACGGCCGAAAGCTCACCGATGAGGACTGGAAGCACATCTTCAGCGCTGCGGTGCAGAAGCAGGACGCGGTTCCGGGAATCTACGGTGGGTTTGTCGTCCTGGGCGTCTCGACTCGCAAGCAGTCGCAGAAGTGGTTCAGCGACCTGTTCGAAGTGATGCATGCCTTCGGCGCCGAGCATGGCGTGCGCTGGACTGAGCCGGATCGGTGGGGAGGGCGGTACTGATGCTCGCAAAGGAGATCAAGCCCAAGAAGTGCAAGGCGCCAGGTTGCGGCAAGCACTTCAAGCCGGCCATGACCACGCAGAAGGTGTGCAGCATCGCCTGCGCCAAGGCCATGGCCAAGGACCCGAAGCTGCAAAAGATCGCAGCCAAGGCCATCACCAAGCAGGCACGCCAGGACCTGCAGGAGCGCCGGGAGAAGCTGAAGACGCGCCGCGAGTATATGGCAGAGGCCCAGGCCGCGTTCAACGCCTATATCCGCGAGCGCGACGCCAGCCTGCCGTGCATCAGCTGCGACTCACTGCCGAGCGACCACGACCTCATCACCGGCAGCCGCTGGGACGCCGGCCATTATCGGTCTGTCGGCGCCTGCCCGGAGCTGCGCTTCGAGCCGCTGAACGTCCACCGTCAGTGCGTGAAGTGCAACCGGAACCTGTCGGGCAACGCGGTCGAGTACCGCATCCGGTTGGTTAAGCGCATCGGTACCGACCAGGTGGATTGGCTCGAAGGGCCTCATAAGCCCCAGCGCCTGACCATCGAAGACCTGCAGGCCATCAAGGTCCTGTACAGGCAAAAACTCAAAGACCTGCGGAGGGCTGCAGCATGACCTGGACCATTGAAGACGCTGCCGGCGTCATTCTGCTGGCCTTGGCTATCACTTCCACCTGGTACGCAGTCTGCGGCCAGTTGACCGCAAACCGCCGCCAGAAGGAGCAGGCACGATGAATTATCAAAACGTGGTTTCGGCAGTGGTTCGCGCTCTGGCGGCCGAGACGATCAACAGCGCGGGTGGATGTAACGTCGAGCCGCGGGTGCAGACAAGCAAGCTCAAGGGGGAGATCTCCGGCAAGGATGCTGCGCTGCTGGCAGACTCGATCGTGCACAAGCTGCTGCATGCCCAGCTCAGCCCGAGGCACTGGAACGCCCTCGTAGCGAAGTACAGCACGCACCGGGGGCGGAAGATCGATTCGATCGGTCGTCTGGTCGCCGTGGTGCCGACGCCTGCACCGCTGCGTTTCACGCAGCACGCTGTGCTGGTGTGGGCGGTGCCGCAGCAGTCCAAGGGGATTCAGCGTAATGCCGCCCAGGTCAAGGCGCCCGATTCGCGTGAAAACGAGCGGGAAGGGCAGTGGGACTGGCGCAACAAGGCCGCTGCTGCTGCGGCAGAGCGCGCCAACAAGCACGCCCGCGCCATTGTCGAGGCGAAACCGGGCGAGATGATCGTCCTGGCCGAGTCGAACTACGACATGACCACCTGGGATTCTCAGGGTATGACCGAGCGCACCTATCAGCGTTGGAACAAAGCTATCAAAGGTGCTCTGGAGTCGATGGTCGACGAGGCTTTGGTCGAGGCGCAGCACATGCTGGAGGCGGTTGGTGTGCTGTCCGGCGAGGCGGCCTGAAATAGGCCATCAAAAGGGCTTGCAGTATCATGTCGCCATGTCGTAAATTTGCGTCATCCTGTCATTCCTGCGCGTGTTTAGGAGTGATGGCAAAGCCCGGCAATTTGGCCGGGTTTTTTGTTGGCTCTCTTTTGTTGATATGGCAGTCTGCCTTCTTCCATCGTATGGAGGTGAGGATGTCGCGCTATAACCAATTGCAAGAGCTACTGAAACGCCAAAAGGCTTTCGATGAGAAGTACTGGCATGAACTCCGGTTGACCGCTCAGGAGTTTCGAAAGGGGTTCGAGCGTTTTCTAGAGGTCCCCGAAGTCTGGCATAGTTCTGAAGCTGGCGACCTTACCCCCTATGTGCACTTCGCTAAGCTTGAGGGTGAGTCCTATGTCCGCATCCCTTTCAGCGTCCTTGACGCTGTAGAGGGGTGGTTGGATTTCTACATCGGTCTCTACCTGGATCATGAGACTGGAGATGCGGTGTATCGTCGCGTCCAGCTGAGAGGCGACGGATTAGGGTATCGCGTTAAATCAGATGCTCCGGTTTTTGATTTTAAGGTCAGTGCATCACCCGAGCCTGACTTCGATTCCGCCTACGATTTCATCTTCAGATCTATGCAAGGCGAACTAAGCAAAAAGCCTTAACTTTTCAAACCCCGCCGAGGCGGGGTTTTTTATGGAGCAAAGGATGGACCCGACCGACCTCGGCCCAGGCACAGCCACCTGGCTGGGCGGAACGGGCACTGTCCTGCTGGGCGGCTTTCTCTGGCTGCGCAAGTGGCTGTCCAGGGACGCCACCGACAGAGCGATGGATACCGCCGACATTGGCGTCGTCCGACGCCTCAATGAGCTGCTCGACATCGAGCGCGAGGCCCGGAAAGAAGCCGAGGCCCGCGCCGATCAGTTCGCCAAGGAGCGAAACGACCTCGTAGCCACGGTAGGGCGCCTGGAGGGCAAGATCGAAGCCCTGACCAGCCAGGTCGGCCAGCTCAACGAGCGCGTGGCCGCGCAGAGCGATGAACTCGCCCGCCTGCGCGGAAAGCTGGGAGGTGCTTCCTGATGGACAGATGCGCACTTGAATTCATCGCCCGCCGCTGGTGGCGCCGAGCAGAGGTCTGGATCATCGCTGCACTGCTGGTCACCGGCGGGGCGGTCCTGGGCTGGCAGTCGGCCTTCTGGTCGATGGCCACCACTCAGGCCAACCAGGTAGCCGAGATCCGGGCCGCCTACGATGCCGCCATGGCCGAGCGCGACAAGCGCCTGGATGAGCTGACCAGTAAGGCCGAGAGCGCCGCGACCAAGGCGTCGAAGGCAGCAACCACTGCCACCCAGGCCGCTGACAAGGCTGATGAGGCCCTGAATCGGGTAGTGCCGTAGGCGCGCCACATTCTCAACGGGCGCCGTTTTGTGGCGCGAAACACTACGTATGTTCTGCCACAAAGCGTTGCAGGCCATCGAGTGCATATGAAAGCTCGAACTCCACCTCATTCAACCCCCGAGCCCAAAGCTCGCTCTTGGGACTTGTGTCAGTGCGTAAGCGGAAATTGGCTGAGGTGCTTCTGACTGCCGGCGCGAAGAAGAATTGTTCCAGTTCAGTCTTTGCGGTTCTCGTCCTCGACAGGGTCTCGTGCTTGGCGGCTTCCTTGATCTCGTGCTTGAGGGTGGTGAGCCGGGTTTTGAGTGATTCGATACCAGTGGGGGAAAGTCTGGATTTGTCTGCGGCGTCGTCAACCAAGCTGCGCGCCTCGTCGTGCCAGCGCTGAAGCTCGGTTGCAATTGCCCGGGCTTCCTGATGATCAATGTCCATATCTGCTTCCTTTGGAATGTAGGTGTGCCGCAGGTGAGTGCGGCACTTTTTCTCAGAAGACTTAGGCCGGATCAACTTTGTAGCCGGTACGCGCCTCTCGGTGCCTGTGTTGCATGTCTATGAGGTCGTTATCTGGCTCGCTATCGGACACAGTCTCCGCATATTTTTCGGATTCAGCGCGATTCAGGCCTACGAATATCTCCATTCCATCGAGATCAGTCGATAGCGCGCCCTGGAGTCGAAGAAGGGATCGGTTCCAGCCTTCGCCCAGATTCAGTTGGTTTGTCAGAAGCAATGCACGGGCTGTTTCGGCTTTAGCCTTATCTGCATACCAATGATTAACCTCAGGGTTAGTAGGATCTGACAGGTCAATAATCTTGTATCTGGTTTCGAACGTTTTGGCGTTCACAAAATCCTTGATTTGAAAGCGCTCATGCATATCCTTGCTCCGTCTGAGTGATCCCCACAAATACCGGTAATTAGGTGTGAGTTCAAGGCGCGGATTAAATCATGAACAGACCAATGCCACCGGCTGACCTGCTCGAATCGCTGTCGCTTACGCTGCGCCCGGCCGCCGGTGTGTGGGACTGGGTGCGGAGCGAGATCCTCGTGGACACCGGCAGCATCCATAACCCAGAGCACGCACACCTCATCGACGCCCACATCGGCGTGCTCTGGGCTTCGACCGGGTTCACGAAACAGGGAAGGGTGGTCCTCGGCCAGGCCGAGCAACTGATGTTCCGAGCTGGCGGATGGCAGAAAGCCCGGCAAGAGCAGCAGATGCGCCAGTGGTTCGGCGAGGAGCCGACCTACCTCATCACCCTGGCTGCCGACTACTGCGCACAATGCACCGACGCTGAGTTCTGTGCCCTGGTAGAGCACGAGCTGTACCACATCGCCCAGGCGACCGATGAGTACGGCGCACCAAAGTTCACCCAGGACGGGATGCCCAAGCTCTACCTGCGTGGCCATGACGTCGAAGAGTTCGTCGGTGTGGTGAGGCGCTACGGTGCCAGTGAAGACGTACAGCAACTGATCGACGCTGCAAGCAGGCCGCCTGAGGTGGCCAAGATCAACATTTCGAGGGCCTGCGGAACCTGTCTGCTCAAGTCTGCCTGACCTTTGACAGACCTAAGACGGAATTGAACCTATGGCGGCCCTGAGCAACGAGGTGAAAGCCTTTATCGTTCAGGCCCTGGCCTGTTTCGATACCCCCGCACAGGTGGCGGCCTCTGTCCGAGAGGAATTCGGCATAGAGGTGAGTCGCCAGCAGTGCGAATCGCATGACCCTACCAAGAGCGCTGGCCGAGATCTGGCCAAGCGCTGGCGGACCCTGTTCGAGGACACGCGCAAGCGGTTCCGTGAAGAAACATCCGAGATCCCTATCGCCAACCGGGCATTCCGGCTCCGTGCGCTGGGAAGGATGGCTGAGAAGGCCGAGTCCATGAAGAACATGGCGCTCACTGCCCAGTTGCTGGAGCAGGCGGCCAAAGAGGTCGGCGACGTCTACGTGAACCGCCAGACCAAGAACGAGAATCCCCACGATAACGTGCCGCCTACCCGTGTGCAGGTCGACGTGGTGGATGCGAGGAAGCCTGATGCCGTCGCTTAACGTGCCCCAGGCCAGCTTCCTGCGCATGGAGCAGAAGTTCCGCGGCTTCGTGGCCGGGTTCGGCTCCGGCAAGACCTGGGTAGGCTGCGCGGCGCTGTGCAAGCACGTCTGGGAGTGGCCACGGATCGACTCCGGCTACTTCGCGCCGACCTACCCGCAGATCCGTGACATCTTTTTCCCGACCATCGAGGAGGTCGCCTTCGACTGGGGCCTGAAGGTCAAGACGAAGGAGAGCGACAAGGAGGTCGAGTTCTACAGCGGCGGCCAGTACCGAAGCACGACCATCTGCCGCTCGATGGAGAAGCCGCAGACCATCGTGGGTTTCAAGATCGGGCACGCCCTGGTCGACGAACTCGACGTTCTGCCCGCGCTGAAGGCTGAGCACGCCTGGCGCAAGATCATTGCCCGGATGCGCTACAACGTGCCCGGGCTGAAGAACGGCGTAGACGTGACGACGACCCCCGAGGGATTCAAGTTCGTCTACCAGCAGTTCGTGAAGCAGCTGCGCGAGAAGCCAGCGATGCAGGGCATGTACGGCCTGGTGCAGGCCAGCACGTTCGACAACGAGCTGAACCTGCCGCCTGACTACATCCCATCTCTGAAGGACTCCTACCCGGAGCAGCTGATCCTGGCCTATCTGAACGGCCAGTTCGTCAACCTCAACTCCGGGTCGATCTACACCGCCTACAACCGCAAGCTGAATGGCAGCCACGACTCTGTGCAGCCCGGCGAACCGATCTTCGTGGGCATGGACTTCAACGTCGGCAAGATGTCGGCCATCGTCCACGTCAAGCGCCTGGGCATGCCCCATGCAGTTGGCGAGATCATGAACGGCTACGACACGCCTGACATGATCCGCCAGATCAAGGAGCGCTACTGGCTGTACGCCGAGGGCAATTACCACAAGACGCGCGAAATTCTGGTGTTCCCCGATGCCTCGGGCAAAGGCCGGAAATCGGTCAATGCGAGCACCACCGACCTTGAGCTGCTGCGCCAGGCCGGGTTCACCGTGATGGCGCCAGAGGCAAACCCTCCGGTGAAAGACCGGATCAACGCCATGAACGCCATGTTCTGCAACTCGGCGGGCGAGCGCCGCTATCGGGTCAACACGGACCTATGCCCAACCTACGCCGACTGCCTGGAGCAGCAGATCTGGGCGCCGACGGGTGAGCCGGACAAGAGTCAAGGCAACGACCACGCCAACGACGCGGGCGGCTACTTCATCCACCACGACTATCCGATCGTCAAGCCAGTGATCGTGACCCAATCCTTGAGAATGTGACCATGAGCGATAACCCAAGCATCACGCTTCCCGCCGTCGACGAGATGCGCGGGTACTGGGCAGTTATCACGCCGCTCATGGGCGGGACAATGGCGATGAGGGCGGTGGGCAAGAAGCTGCTGCCGCAGTACCCGGCTGAGTCGGACGAAGGGTATCGGGAGCGTCTGCGCCTTTCGACGTTGCTCCCGGCTTACTCTGAGACGGTCGGCAACATGACCGCCAGGGTGTTCGCTGAGCCCCTGCAGCTCGGCGACGGCGTGCCCGAGGACATCGTCGCAATGGCGACCGACATCGACCGGGCAGGCAATGACCTGAACTCGTGGGCTGTCGAATTCTTCCGCGAGGGCCTTAGCCACGGCATCTGCCACGCATTCATCGATCACCCGTCAGTTGACGGCCTGAAGACGAAGGCTGAAGAGCAAGCCGCCGGCGTCCGGCCCTATGTGGTCCTGGTGAAGCCCTCCCAGGTGCTGGGCTGGCGCTCCAAGGGCGGAGTGCTGACCATGGTCCGCTACCGCGAGGTGGTCGAGGAGGAGGACGGCGAATTCGGCGCCAAGTGCGTCGAGCAGATCCGCGTTCTGATCCCCGGCGGGTGGCAAACCTACCGCCGCGCATCGTCGAAGGCGGTCTGGGCGCTCCACGATCAGGGCACCACCAGCCTGGACCGCATCCCATGGGCGACCTTCTACACCGGGCGCACCGGCTTCATGACGGCCAAGCCGCCGCTGCTGGAGCTGGCCCACCTGAACGTCAAGCACTGGCAGAGCCAGAGCGACCAAGACAACATCCTGCACGTCATCCGCGTCCCGATCCTGGCTCGCATCGGCGTGCAGATGCAGTTCACTGACCAAGGCAAGCCGGTGCCGCCAGAGTTCAAGGTCGGCACCGGGTCGCTGACCGATCTGCCGGCCACTGGCGATCTGAAGTACGTGGAGCACACCGGAAAGGCAGTGGAGGCAGGCCGAACCGCGTTGAAAGACCTGCTCGATGAGATGCGGATGGCCGGCGGCAAGCTGCTCACGCCTGAGAAGGCCGCGACCAAGACCGCGACCCAGGCTGAGGAGGAGGCGGCGCAAGAGCTGTCCCCCCTGCAGCGGATGTCGAACCACTTTGGCGACTGCCTGGCGCAACTGCTGCAGTTCATGGCTGAGTACCGCAGCCTCGGCGACGGCGGCACAGTCGAGATGCGCGGCAACTACGACGTTGACTTCATGCCAGAGGTCTCGCTGCCGACCCTGGTCTCGATGGCCAACGCCGGCATGATCTCCAAGGAGACGCTGTTCGCAGAGATGCAGCGCCGCGGCGTGATCAGCGACGAGTACGACTGGGACGATGAGTTGGCGAAGATTGAGGCCCAGGGCCCGGCCCTCGGTACTCTGTGATGAAGACGGCCAACGAGAAGCTGCTGAGCGAGCTGATCGGGCATGAGGTCGACCTGTCCAGGCTGAGCAACAGCCAGGTTGTGACGATCATCAAGATCCTCAACAGCAAGGACGCCGACCTGCGCGCCGCACTGATCGAGGCTATCGACAACCTGGGCACCGACCTGTCGGCCGCAGCTGTCGATATCGCCCTGTCGGCGGTGCTGCGGATCAACCAGCAGACCTTCATTGAAATCCGCCTGGCCATGGACCAGGTGACCGACGGACTGATCAGCTACGAGCTGGCGTTTCAGCAGAGCGCGTTGCGGGTCGTTCTCCCGGCCCTGGTGCAGGAGGCATACCCGATCGCATCCCCTGCGTTCAGCGCGGTGAAGGCAATCGTCCAGGCCCGACCGTTTCAGGGGCGCTTGCTGAGGGAGTGGATTGCCGGTATCGAGTCCAGTCGAGCTGCCGTAGTTCGCGACGCTGTGCGCTCGGGCGTGGTCGACGGGCGCACCACTGCCGAGATCGTTCGCACGGTCATGGGCAGCCGGGTTCAGCAATACGCCGACGGAGCCCTCCAGAAGGCCAGGCGCGACGTTGAGGCGGTAGTGCGGTCTGCGGTATCCCATACCGCTGAAACGGCCAGCGACGCAGCGCATGAGGCTAACAGCGACATCATCAGTCATGTCGAGTGGCTCAGTACGCTGGACAACCACACATCGAGCGACTGCCGGATCCGCGACCGCCTGCCGTACACGCTGGGAACCTACAAGCCCATCGGCCACACCATCCCATGGCTGGCCGGGCCTGGCCGCATCCACTTCTGCTGCCGATCCTCCAAGGTTCCGGTACTCAAGAGCGCCAAGGCCCTGGGGTTCAGCGACGGCGCAACGCGGGCGAGCATGGATGGCCAGGTGCCCGAGTCGACCACCTACGCCGAATGGCTCAGCAAGCAGTCAGCGGCGCGCCAAGACGAGATCCTTGGACCGGAGCGCGGCCGACTGATGCGTGAGGGCGGGCTTAAGCTCAGCACGTTCTACAACGACAAGGGGAAGTTGCTCACCCTGGATGAGCTGCGCAGCCGCTTATCCGGTGCCATATAATCCGCGGCTTTTCCCAGTGCAGGTATGTCTCAATGAAGGGTGTCGCTGTAGTGGTTGCAGTTTTGGTTGTTGCTGTCTTGTCTGCGCTTGCAGGTTTGACAGCTGGTATCAACCTGAACCCCCAGTCAACGGTTAAGTTTGTGCCTGACTGGGGGAGCGTCGGCGATTGGGTGTCTGGCATCGGTGCCCTGCTCGCTGTAATTGCTAGCCTGTATATGGTGCAACGCAGTGAGCGCTTCCAACTGGAGCGTGACAGAGAGCAGCTCATGCTCGTTCAGGAGCCTGATTTGGCTTGGTTGACGCTAAGGATCGGATGTAGCGGGTTGCGAGCATGCGCAGTAAAAGACATTCGAGTGAGTCATGGGAAAAACCATAGGTCGCTGAAGCACGACTTCACCCCCAAGTATAAAGACGCGCTTCCTTGCAAGCTGGATCCGGGCGAATCGATTGAGTTCCATTGGAGCAATGCAGAGCTTAAGCCGATTGTCAGCCTTGTGCGCAGCCTCGGGCTCAAGAGCTTAGAGGGTCTGTATTTCGAGGTTGTAACGGGAATATCTGTGCACAGGTATGCGCTCGACGAATCGACTATTGATGTGCTCAAAGAGGGGGCGGACGCATTCGGTATAACTCTCCTCGACGATGGCGCTCCACCTTTTTGATTTACCTCAACCAACCTGCCCCGGCCTCAGCTGGGGCTTTTTTTTGCCTACGGTTCGGATGGACGGGGCGCAACTGGGGCCGGATGGCTCATCAACTGGCCGGATGGCCCAGAGAGACGACATGAAACTCAAGACCGTTGAAGTGGATGGCAAGCAGTACGCCGTGATCGAGGATGGCAAGCCGGTCTACGTCGAGGAAGATGGCAAAGAGGTGGCCTTCGATGCCGTGGGCACCCGCAACACCATCACCAGGTTGAATGCCGAAGCCAAGTCGCACCGCGAGCGCGCCGACGGCTTCGAGAAGACCGCCAAGGCGTTCGAAGGCATCGACGATGCCACGGCCGCCAAGAAAGCCTTGGAGATCGTCGCCAACCTCGACGCCAAGAAGCTGGTGGATGCCGGCGAGATCGAGAAGGTGAAGGGCGAGATCAGCAAGGCCTTCCAGACTCAACTCGACGAAGCCAACACCAAGGCACAGGGCTTCGAGCAGCAGCTGTATGCCGAGAAGATCGGCGGCAGCTTCGCCCGCTCGCAGTTCATCGCCGAGAAGATGGCGGTGCCGGCTGACATGGTTCAGGCCACCTTCGGCAACAGCTTCAAGATCGAAGAAGGCAAGGTCGTCGCCTACGACGCTCAGGGCCAGAAGATCTTCAGCCGCAGCCGCCCAGGTGAGCTGGCCGACTTCAACGAAGCGCTGGAAACCCTCGTCTCGCAGTACCCCCATCGCGACCACATCCTGAAGAGCTCCGGTGCCAATGGCGGCGGCGCTCCGAACGGCGGTGGTGGCAACAAAACCACCCAGGGCAACTTCGGTGGCACCAAGGCAGAACGCCTGGAAGCCATGAAGGGCCTGATCGCAAGCGAATAAGGAGGCCCAATGGCCCTTTCGAACATGAAGGTGTTCAACGAATACCTTCGCCACGCCACCATCGAAACCCTGACCCAGGATGTCGACAAGTTCAACGCCGCCTCGGCTGGATCGATTCGCCTGACCACTCAGGGTATCGACGGTGACTTCCTGCAGGAATCCTTCTGGGCGGGCCTGCACGGCGCTCAGCGTCGCGTTGACCGTTACGCCGCGAACGGCAACCAGGCGGCGACCCCGCTGTCGCAGAAACAGTACGACTCGGTGAAGATCGCCGGCGGCTTCGGCCCGATCCTGTGGGAGCCTGCACAGCTGTCCTGGGTGCAGAAAAACCCCGAGGAAGCGCTGGAGGTCATCAGCCGCAACCTGTCCGAAGCCATCGTCTCGGACCAGCTGAACACTGCCATCGCTGCATTGGTTGCGGCCATCGGCAACCAGCCGGGCGCACTCAACGACGTGTCGGCAACCGCTGGCGTCGACTACATCGCCATCAACGGTGCTCACGCGTTGTTCGGCGACGCTTCGGCACGACTGATCGCCCAGGTCATGACCGGCGCCCAGTACCACGCCCTGATCGGCAAGAACCTGACCAACAACGAGCAGCTGTTCCAAGCCGGTGGCGTTCTGGTCGTCGACGTTCTGGGCAAGGCGGTCATCGTTACCGACGCCCCGGCGCTGTACGAGGCCGGCACCCCGAACAAACAGAAGGTGCTCAGCCTGGCCGACGGTGCTGCCATGGTGATGGACGGTTCCGACCTGATCACCAACATCGAGACCTCCAACGGCAAGGAGCGCATCGAGACCACCATGCAGGCCGACTACACCTTCGGCCTGGGCCTCAAGGGCTACACCTGGGACACCGCCAACGGTGGCAAGTCGCCGACCAACTCTGAGCTGTCCACCGGCACCAACTGGGATCTGGTGGCGAACAGCATCAAGGGCTCGGCCGGCGTCATGACCATCGGTGACGCCACCAAGTAACCGGTACCGCGCCCTTCGGGGCGCTTTCCTCAGGAGATCGCCATGAGCGAGAGCATCATTTACGAGCAGCACCCGGTCTCGGCAGAGCGCAAGTCTTACCTGCGTCGCAAGGGCTACAAGATCATCGACGCCAAGTTCGCGCCAGAGGGCTATGAGCATCCCGAGCCGATCAAGGAGGGCAAAGCCTCCAAGGCCAGCAAGTCCGCTGCAGAAAAAAAAGCTGCTGAAGAAGCCGAGCTGAAGGCAAAGCTGCAGGCCGCGCTGACCGAAAAGGGCGTCCAGTTCGGGCCTGAAGCCAGCCTGGAAGACCTTCAGAAGCTGCTGGGCGGGGCCGCGTAATGACGACCTACATCAGCATCGAGCAGGTCGACGCACTACTGGGCCAGACCTGGGCGCCGGATGAAAAGAAGGCGCGCGCGGTGCTGATGGCCAACACCTGGCTCACCAACCAGGGGCTGCCCGAGTTCGACACGGTTCCCGCCGACGTCGTGCGGGCAGGCGCGGAGGTGGCGGTGGAGGCGGCAGCAGGGAACCTGTACCAGGCGAAGGAAACTGGAGTGCTGAGCAAGTCCGTGGACGCTGACGGTGTGTCGAGCAGCAAGACCTACTCGAGCACGTCCAAGGCCATTAGTGCGGGCGAATCCTTCGCTCTGGCCTTGTTGTCGCGGTATCTGGGCACCGGCCAGGTCAAGATCGTCAGGGGGTGACATGGGGCTTCGAAGCGAGTTGCAGGCTGATCTGGGGCGAGCCTTCGATACGGACCTGTCCGACGCGGTTTCGGTGGTGGATGGCAGCAGGTCGGTGCCTGGGGTGTATGACCCCGATAAGGGCGGTAGTACGCCGGCGACGACCCTGCACTATGCCGGCCGCGGTGTCTTCGGCCAGTACAAGGCCCGGGAGATCGACGGTACGCGCATCCTGTCGTCAGACGTGCGCCTCAAGGCGCTGCAGAACGAGCTGCTCATGAAGGATGGCGACACGGTCACGGAAGAGCCTGCCACGCCCGCTATCGGTGACCGCATCAGCGGCTACCGGGTGATGGATGTCGGGCAGGACGCGGCCAAGGCCACCTGGACCATTCAGCTGAGGAAGTGACCATGCCCCGTGGCTCGAACATGACCACCCGCTACGGCGGCCTGGACGGTGGATTCACCGCCCAGTTGGAGCAGTTTGCAGAGGCGGCCAAGGAGGCGATGGACCTGACCTTTCGCGAGGTCGTGATCATGGTTGGCCGGAGGCTAGTGACCATGTCGCCGGTTGGCAACCCTGACCTCTGGAAGGTGAACGTCGAGGCTCAGGGCAGCGCAGCGGAGCAGATCTCGGCCTACAACGCGAAGGCGGCGGCCATAAATGCCGGCATCACCTCCGACCCGGCCAACTACACCAAGAGCGGCAACCTGAAGGGAGGCCTGCGACTTCGCAAGCCACTGACCAAGCGCGAGCAGCGTGAAAACTTCGGGCTTGGCGTTCGTAGGGTTGGCCAGGGCTACGTGGGCGGCCGCTTCCGCAGCAACTGGCAGCTCACCACAGGTTCCCCCGCCGCAGGCGAAATCGAAGACATCGAGAGCGCCGGAGAGACGCTGGACAGGCTTCTTCTGGCTGCCGGTGATCTCTCCGCCGGCGAGGTCGCCTTTATCGTCAACAACCTGCCGTATGCCATCCCCTTGGAGTACGGCCACAGCTCACAGGCGCCTGGCGGCATGGTGCGAGTCACCGTTGCCGACTTCCAGCGCATCGTCGAAGAAGCCATCAGGATCCACCGAGCATGAGCCACGCAAGAGCACGACAGGCCATCGAGATCAAGCTGATGGCCTGGGCCGCGGCGCGCCCGATCCGGGTCGCAAACTTCGAGCAGGGTTTCGAGGCAGGGCCCGACGAAACCTACCTGCAGGCCTTTCAACTACCGGCGGGCACCACCTGCCGCTACCTGGGCAGCGATGCCTACGAGTACACCGGCGTCTACCAGGTGAGCATCGTTTGCCCGGCTGGCCAGCCACTAGCTACTGCCGAGGCCCTGGTCGGCGAGCTTTCGAGCCTCTTCCGGGTTGACTCGGAACTCAGCCGCGACGGCTTCGAGGGCCTGGTGACCGAACCAGTTGACCAGGGCCCAACCATCACCGAGTCGGCGACCTACACGGTCCCGGCCAGCTTCACCTACCGCGGTGTCGCGGACCAATCGCCCGCTGGGGCATAACCAACCGCCGCCCGGCGGGCTATCAAGAGGAAACACACCATGGCCGCACGCTTCCCGCTGCCAAACGGCGCCGTGCTGGAAATCGCACGCGTCATCGGCGCCGCCGTCCCAATCACCGCGCTGACCAATGCGAAACCGCCCGTTGGGACTTCAGCCGATCACACCATCCAGAACGGCGATGTTCTCCTGGTCAACTCCGGCTGGGCCTTGATCAACGACCGTGCCGTGAAGGCGGCCAACGTGGCAGCCAGCGCCTTCTCCCTGGCCGGTCTGGACACCAGCGATGCGGAGCGCTTCACCCCTGGCGCCGGCGTAGGCTCCGTTCTCCCTGTGTCCGACTGGGTGCAGATTTCCAAGGTCACGTCGTTCAACTCGTCCGGCGGCGAGCAGCAGTATGCGACCGTCGGATACTTGGAAGACGACGATGACAAGCAGTTCCCTACCAACCGGAACCCCACCAGCCTGTCGATCGTGGTGGAGGATCAACCGACCGCCGCCTACGTTGAGGCCGTGGAAGGCTATGACGCTTCGAAGGAGTTGGCCGTGATCCGCATGAAGCTCCGCAATGGCGACCAGATCCTGTACCCGGGCTACGTCAGCATCACCCCCGACCCGACCATGGAGCGAAACAACGTGATGACCCGCACCATCAGCGTCGGTCTCTCGGCTCGTTCGCTTCGTTACCTGGCCGGCGCGTAAGGAGCCCTCATGGCGAAGATCAAGATCGCGCAGAACCCAACGTTCACCGCCGAGGTGAAGATCCCGCGCGTTGGTGGCGAGCCGGTACCGGTAGAGTTCACCTTCCGCTACATGGATCGTGCCGCCCTGGCCAAGCTGTACGACGGCTGGAATCAGGCCTTCGACGCGCACGCCGAGAAATGCAAGGCTGAAGGCGCAAGCCTCGAGCAGTTCACCGCCGGCCAGGTCCAACTGCAGGCCGAACAGGTCAAGGCCGTCACCGCCGGCTGGGGCTTTGACGACAAGTTCACCGATGCGGCAATCCTTGATCTGGTGACCACCTGCGTCGGCACCCCCAAGGCTGTGCTGGATGCCTACCAGGAAGCGTACAGCCCGGCCCGCCTGGGAAACTGAAGGCGGCGGCGCGGGCGCTGTATGAGCAAGGCCCCTCCGCCGAGCAACTGGCGTTTCTGGGGCTGACCTTGGACGACATGGAAACCGAGGACGTGGAAGTTTGGCCAGATGCGTGGCCGGCTTTCTGCCTGTTCGAAGCCTTGGGCACTCAATGGCGACTGGGGCCTGGAGGGCCGTCGGGCCTCGACTACGCTGCCATCCCCAGCACGGCAAAGATGATTAGCTTGAAGCGCCGCGAGCTCCCTGAGGCCTTCAATGACCTGCGTGTCATGGAGAACGAAGCGCTGGCCGTGATGGCCGAGTCGGCGGAGTAGGGCAGCCATCAGAAATCGTCGTGTTCGGCGGGCCATGGCTCGACCGGACGCGCCTTTTGTTGCGTCATAGGGACGAGCAATGAAGCGGCTTCGGCGCATGGAGGCGGGCATGAACAACCAGAAGGCTGATGCAGTGGCGGTGAGCCGACTCGAAACTAGGATCGACCCTAGAGCTAGGGTCGTTCCTTCGAAGTCGCTGGTTCCACGCGATTGGGACGACAGAGAGGTCGTCCCGTTGCGACAAGATGGGCCGTGGGATCCACGAGAGCTGTTATTTGTTGGGCTGACCAGTCAGGACAAAGTGGAAGTGCATTGAGCTGAAGTCCATCGTAAGCGTTCCGTGACTCAGGAAGCGCATGCCAAGGATCAAGTCGTATCGCCGGCCATTTCTTCGCAGAGGAGATGAGGTGAAGTCAGCTGCGTGCGTTGGGTGCCCGAGGTAGTCTGCAAGCGCAAACAAAGCTGGATGTACTTTCTGTTCTGATGTGTGTGTTGCACCCTGAACGACGGTCGTTTGATTGGATGAGAAACCGTGGCGTTCAGCAAAGTCTTCGTCTATGTATTGGTAATCCGCGCCTGTATCGACCAAAGCCAGCGCAGTTATGGCATCAAGCGTGGGATCTGCGTTCATTGTGTCATGCAAAAAAGCCGGGCGGATTGAAACACGCAGCACAGGCACCAACCCTTCGTCCATTGGTCCTGATACCAAAGAGCCGTCTGGCCGAAGGAAGAGTATGGGGGTGCCTGCCAGGTGGGGCGTGCTTAGATTGATCTCGCTTGCGGATGTCACCTTTCTCTCCTTAGACAATCAGGCCCCAGTCCATGGGCTTTCCGGCAACGGACCGGGGCGGTTCATTGGAAGTGCAACGCTACTATGGCGAAATGCTGGCGCGGTACTGGCTTTCCGTCCAGGCTGGATGCTTGGCCAGCCATTCAACTTTGAGCATCAACGCCCAGGCATCGAGAGGAGGTGACCGGTCAAGTCGTCTTTTTTTCTGCGAGATGACTGTTATATTTGGCATCTCGCCGCGCCAAGGCAGGCAAATGAGTGAGTGCTCAATGACTAATAATAATTTTACAAGCCTGGGGTCCTCCCACCCACCCGTGGTGGAAATACTGAATGCCCCCGGGAGCTGGGTGGAGCCCCCCAATATCCGCAGGGGCGGGGAGAGCGGAGTACTTCGGGTTGAGCTAGAGGGTCAGACCTTCTACAAGAAGCAGCAAGTCGGGCATGTCTATCGCAGCCTCTTACACCCGTTTGGGTATCCGACTGTTGCCCGCGAAGCGAAGGCTCTTCGTGCAGCAGCGTCATTGGGCGTGGCTACGCCATCGCTTCTTCACGCCGAAATTCGTAAGCAAGGCGGAGAGTGGCATGCGGTGATGGTGACAGCAGCTTTAGACGGCTTTTTGTCGTTGGAAGACTATTACGCTCACAATTTCGACAAATCACTTGGATCTAGGCGCCACCACGAGATTTTAGAAGCGTATGGCCGAGAACTTGCCCGATTGAACGTTGGCCGCTGGCAGCACGGTTGCTTGTATCTGAAACATGTCTTTGTTGACTTCAGCGAAGCGTGCGTGAAGGTCGCTCTGCTTGACCTAGAGAAGGCCAGGAAGCGTCTTACCGCGAAGCAGGCCGGGCGTCATGACTTGAGACAAGTCAAACGAAGGTCAGGATGGTCGGCGGAGGAATGGGAAGCATTCTGTAGAGGCTATAGATACGCGTTCGGACAGACTGCAGATTTGCTAGCTTGAGGGGACGTACCTCCATTTACTATGACTTTTCGGATTTCATGCTGTGGTGCTTTCCTAACGCAGTATTGAGGAAGGCTTGCATGAGCCGAGCCTTCTCAATCTCTTCCAGTCGGGTGATACCCTCAGCGCGCACTCGGGTCCGCAGTGAAAGGCAGGCGAGCCCAGCCCCGCGCTGGGCTTTTTGCGTCGGGTGCAAAGTTCCCATTCGGCTGTGATAGAGTGCGAATCCACCAACAGTTCTAGGGGGCATAAATGTCTAGAGATGACTACCAACAAAACCACGTTCCACCAGCCAGAACCCCTGCCGCCCCTCAGGCCCCATCAAATCCACCTGCCTCACCTTCTCAGCAAAAGAGCTGAGGAGTGGATCGGGTTGATGAGCGAAGCCATTTTGAGGCGATTGGTGATATCCGCTACGCCTCAAGATATTTCCAGCTTCAGTCTCGTCTCTTTGGCAAGATCGATGGCCTATTCAAGCTAACTTCGGTGGTAGCGGGTAGTTCAGCGTTCGCTGGATTTCTGTCTGGCAGCCCAGCTCTTGCAGGGATTGCTGCCCTCATCACTGCGGTGATAACGGCTCTGGATGTGGTTTGGGGGCCAGGAAGTAAATGCCTCATCTGCTCAGACTTATCGAAGCGGTACACGGAGCTTGAGCGACGAGGCAGGAAGCTTGTGCTAGAAGACCTAGACGACGAAATCTGGAAGTTACGAGAAACCGAGGCTCCCGCCATAGAGGCGCTACGCATTCCTGCCTACAACCAGTCACTCGCTGAGCGTGGCCTCGAGTCTCACAAGATAACTACCACCTGGTGGCAGGATTTTGTGGCTTGGCTGGCATAGCCAATCGTGAGGGGAGGTTGGCGAGCTACTGGGCGTGATAGGCAATAAAATCGGCCGGCTGGCCAACCTGCACGGCATGATGACTGACGAATACGGCGAATTCCGCTTGGATAAGTCCCGCCGCAGCGACAAGCAGGTGGAGAGCTTCGTCTATAACGCTGCGGCTGTGGAGCGCTTCCGGGAGCTTCTTAAAGCTTGAAGGCGTCCACAAAAAAGCCCCGAAGGGGGCTTTTCTGCAATTGCGAAAGATCAAGCCGGCTCCGCCACCCCGCCTGCAAACGTCGAGAACACAGCCGCGAACTCGGGGTTGGCCATCGGGTTTTTGACCAGCAAACTAAACGTCTCTGGTTTTTTTGCTGAGTAGTGGAAATCAATAACTACGCCGCTCACCGTAAACTGCACGCCATCCTGAATTTGGCGCTCAGTCTGGAAACCCGCGTGATTCTTAATGTAATTAACCAGGGTCATCTGGTGTTGCATGCTGATGCGCATAAGTACAATCCTTAAGAGCTATTCCATGACACGCTTTCGCGGGAGCGATATTACTCCTCTCCCGTCATCCTTTGAAGGTGTGCGCTGCAAAGCTTTAAGGTTGACTCGCCAGCCCAAGCGCCCGATCGCCACGGAATTTCCAGCCTGTCCATGCGCGGTTTTTGGCGCTTTCTGCCGATGGTGATAGATTGCCCCCATCAACAAGGAGGGCGCGCATGAAGCGTTTGGCATTGGTGGCGCTGGCCGGGCTGGTCCTGGCAGGCTGCGGGAAGAGCGATATCGACCGGGCGCGTGAGGCGGTTGTGAATCGTCTTAAGGACCCTGAATCTGCGCAATTCCGTAACGAAAGAGTTGTAGGGAAAGATGGATTTGTGTGCGGAGAGGTTAACGCCAAGAATTCAGCCGGCGGTTACGTTGGGTTCAGCAGCTATGCTGCATTCCGACTGGACGACGGAAGCTACCAAGCCTTTCTCGAAAGTGAAGGACAGACTACATTTAAAGAGTCATCCTGCAGATAGATGATGACCATGGCCAAACCCGCTCCGGCGGGTTTTTTATTGTCCGGAGAAAGTATGAGCCAGGGTGATATTGCAGTACTTGGGATACGGGTTGAATCTGGCGAAGCTGCTGCTGCCGCAGACGATCTTGACAAGCTTGCTAAGGCCGGAAAGCGTGCCGAGACCGCGGCTGGCTCTGTAGGCGCCCAGGCCAAGGCATCCGGAGTGTCAATCAGAGATCTTGCTGCCGGCTCGACTTCTGCTGAGCAGGCCATGGACAGGTATACCCGACAGGCCCAGGCTGCCGGGATGTCGACTAAGGCTTATACGGCAGCGCTCCGAGGCGTGCCTGCTCAATTCACAGACATCGTCGTGTCTTTGCAGGGCGGCATGAACCCTTTCACCGTCCTTCTTCAGCAAGGCGGTCAGTTGAAAGATCAGTTCAATGGGATCGGTCCTGCGACGCGTGCGCTTGGCGGATATGTCGCAGGGTTAATCAATCCATTTACTGTTGCCGGTGCGGCTGTTGCTGGGCTGGGCGTTGCGTATTACAAGGGGAGCGAGGAGGCCCAAGAATTTCGAAAAGCGCTCATCCTCACCGGAAACGCAGCTGGAACCAACGCTGGCGCCATGTCCGATCTGGCTCGGCAGATTAGCACTACGGTGGGCACAACCGGGGCGGCTGCTGAGGTGCTTGCCCAGCTCGCAAGTCATGGAAAAGTCGCTGGGGACAGTATTGGCACCGTTGCGACTGCTGCCCTGCAGATGAAAGACGCGACAGACCGGGCCGTAGACGAGACCGTCGCCGAGTTCGTGAAGATCGGCAAGGACCCGGTTGCGGCAGCCAAAGAGTTGAACGAGCAATACAACTTCCTCACCGCGAGCACCTATGCCCAAATCGTAGCCCTCAAGGAGCAGGGCGATACTGTAGGGGCGGCCAAGCTTCTCACTGATACATACGCCCAGACTATCGATGCCAGGTCCAAGGAAATCGTCGAGAACCTCGGCTGGATAGAGAAAGCATGGCGCGGCGTTTGGGGGGCAGCAAAAGGTGCAGGTGATGCTGCATTAAGCTTTGGCAGATCCGAAGGATTCTCGGAGCAACTGGCCAAGGCGCAAAAGGATCTGGCGGATATCGATAAGATACTCGCCGGCAACCCCATTGCCGCCGCTGGCAAGGAGAACCAGGAGCGTCGAGAGATACTGGTTAGCACTATCCAGGCCCTTCAGGATCAGATACGCCTCCAAAAGTCCGCTGACCAGGCTCAGGAAAACTACCGCCAACGGCAGCGTGACTCGATCCTTTCTCAAGAAATGCTGAACGGCCAGCTGCGGACGACAGCAAGCAACCAGGACAAGCTGGCAGCACGCCTGAAGGAAATTAACGAACTCGCCAAGAAGTCTGCCGCCGGCGACGGTGGTCGCGTGTACAGCGAGGCAGAGCTGAACCAACTTCGCGATGCCGCCCGAGAGCAGTTCAAGGACAAGCCAGAGCCGAAGGGGCCGGTCTACCGCGAAGATGCGGGAACCAAGGCGCTGGACCAGGCCCGGCAGCAGTATTCGGTGCTTCAGCAGCAGAACGGCCTGATCGGCGCTCAGATCGGCCAGCAGCAGAAGCTCGGCGAGGCCGGACAGGCATTGGTGAAGTGGGAGCAGCAACTGGCGGACATCAAGGACAAGAAGGTCTTGACCGCCGACCAGAAATCCTTGCTCGCCAACCAGCAGCAGATCACCGCCCAGCTCAAGAAAAACGCCGAGCTGGAGAAGGAAATGCAGCTGCGCAAGGTGGCCACTGAGGAGGCGCAGAAGCTTGCTGCCTTCGAAGCTAACCTGAACAGCCAATTGCAGAGGTCCGCGATAGGTCTGAACAGCAACCTGGCCGGCGCAGGCCTCGGTGACCAGGCGCAGCAGCGTCTCCAAGAGCGCTTCAGCATCGAACAGCAGTATCAGCAGCAGATGGACAACCTGTTGCAGCAGCGCAACGAGGGCAGGATCAGCGAAGAGCTTTACCAAAAGGAGAACTCTGCGCTGCAGAACGCGCTAGACCAGCGCCTTGCCATGCAGGAGCAGTACTACCTTCGGGTAGATGAGCAGCAGTCCAGCTGGTCGCTCGGCGCGAAGGCTGCCTTCAACACCTACCTCGAGCAGGCCCAGAACGTAGCAGGCCAGACACGAACCTTGTTCACCAACGCCTTCAGCAACATGGAAGACGCTGTGGTCTCCTTCGTGAAGACCGGCAAGTTATCGTTCAAGGACTTTGCTGACGGCGTAATCGAGGACCTGATCCGCATCCAGGTGCGCCAGGCTGCAGCGGGCTTCTTGGGTTCGGCATTCGGTTTCCTCACCGGCGGCAGCCAAGCGCTGGGGCAGGGCACCATGACTGGATTCAGCGAAACGATCGCGTCGTCCGGGTTCTCTGGCGGCGGCTACACCGGCGACGGTGGCAAGTTCGAGCCGAAAGGCGTTGTGCACGGCGGCGAGTTCGTCCTTCGCAAGGAAGTGGTGGCCCAGCCGGGCATGCGCAATTACCTGGAGGGTCTCAACGTGAGGGGTTATGCCTCCGGAGGCTTTGTGGCGCCGCGTGTCGCCTCAAACGCAGCGTCCTATGCTGGCGGCCAGTCGGATACCTCGATCGGCTCCATGCCTGCGATCAAGCAAGAAATCACCGTTCAGGGCACTGCCGACGACGCCACCCTGGCCCGCATCCAGCAGGCTGCTCAAAAGGGTGCACAGGACGGCTACAACCTGGTGCTGCGCGACTTCAAGATGAACGGGCCGGCGCGGCAGCTGATCGCCCGCAACCGATAGCAAGAAGGAGTACTGCATGGCTATCCAATGGCCGGCATCGCTGCGCCCGTCGGAAATGACGTGGGGCATAGTCAACAACAGCCGCGCCTTCACCTCGACGCTCTCCAATGCCCAGCAGATTGTCGGGCAGCCGGGCGCGTACTGGCAGTGCACGATCACCTTCGGGCTTCTGACTAGGCGGCAAGAGCGCGAGCTTTCCGCCTTCCTCGGGCGCCTGGATGGGATGTTCGGCACGGTAAACCTGCCGGCGTTCACCAGGCGACGGGCGAACAACGTCGGCGCACTGAAGGTGGTGAGCGGGCCGGCGCAGGCCCGGGCCATTCAGATCAACGGAGCCACTGCGAACGCACAGGTGTTCTCTATGGGGGACTACCTGACGATCGCCGGCGAGATGTTCGAGGTGGTTCAGCCGGCGACGGCGAACGCCCAGGGCGTGGCAGTGGTGCAGATCAATAAGCGCATTCGGCGCTCAATTACGGCCGGAACGGCAATTGAGTACCTCAACCCGTACTCAGAAATGCGCATGACCCAGGACACCTGGAGCATGACCGTGCGCCAGGCCGTGTCGAACGGCAGCTACCAGTTCAGGGAGGCCTTCTGATGCCCTCGACGTTCCCATTCAGCCAGAGCGTGGTCGATATCATCGCCACCGGCAAATTCCTCAGCGTGTACGCCTGCCAGCTCGACTTCGAGGATGGCCCGGTGTACGCACACACAGGTACTGGTGACCTTGTGATTGGCGGCATAACGTATCTGGGGGTAGGGCAGTTCGGCGAGGTCGGGCAGTCGCAGGAGAGCGACAACTCGAACTCGCCCATGTCGATCGACTTGGCCCTTACCGGCCTGGACAGCTACATCATCACCGAGACCAACATCCGGGGATGTCGCGGGCGCTCGGGCAAGCTGATGTTTGTCGTGTTCGACGAGCAGGGTAATTACGCCGCCGACATCCTGTTCTCCGGCCGCATGGACGCCGCCACTTTTTCCTACGCCGGCAACGGTGAGGACGGCAACAAGATCACCGTCCCGATCGTTGACCGGATGGCCGAGTGGAGCCGCACGGGCACCGAGCGGTTCACCGACGAGAACCACCGGGCCCGCCACCAGGGCGACCGGTTCTTCTACGCCATCGCCCAGATGTCCGAATGGCCCATCTACTGGGGCTCCAAGAAGGACGCCCCGACGTTCGCCTACGAGAAATAGCCATGCGCTACCGAGACTGGACCACACGCCTCAGCGAAGTGATCAAGGCCGCCTTAGAGCGGCCTTTTTCATGGGGCGAATTTGACTGCTGCCTGTTTGCGGCGGACTGCGCGGTAGCGGTGTGCGGTACCGACCCGGCCGAGGCGTACCGCGGCACCTACGAGACCGAGGCGGGGGCGAAGCGGGCGCTGAAGAAGCAGCACGGAAGCCTTGAGGCAGCATGGGATGCCTGCTTCGCCCGGGTTGCGCCGGCATTCATCCAGCGCGGCGACATTGCCATGTACGAAGCGCCCGGCGGCAGGTCCATGGCCGTGTACTGGGCAAACGAATTCTGGGCGACCACTGACGACGGCGTGGCCCGCGTGGTGTGCGACCCGCTTGCGGTCTGGAGAGTTGAATAATGTCCAATGGCGTCAGGAAGATTGCTCAAGTCGCCGTCGGCGCGGTCATTGGCTTCGTGCAAGGCGGCCCGGTGGGCGCGGCCATTGGCGCCGGCCTGGCGTTCTACATGGCCGAGCAGCAGGAGAAGCTGAACACCAAGTCGCCGATGCGCGACAACGAGCCGTCGGCCCAGACCGTCCGCTCCTCCAAGGCGCCCGCGCGCTTCATCCTTGGTCGGGTCAGCACCGGTGGCGTGCTGGTCTGGGCGCAGGAGCAGGTCGGCGACCAAACCGATGGCGAGTGGCTGCACCTGGTGTACGTCCTCTGTGAAGGACCGATCGATGCCCTGGAGAACATCTACCTGGGCGAGGAGGAGATCTCCACCTACGGCGAGTACGCCTCCTACGAGCTCGTGGTCAACCCTGCGGCGGTGAACGCCTTCCTGAAGGCCAACTGTCCGGACTGGAAGGACGAGCAGATCGGTCGCGGCCTGTCGTTCGTGCGCCTGTCGCTGAAATACAACGCCGAGAAGTTCCCCTCCGGCATCCCCGACGCACGCTTCATCGTCCGTGGCCGTAACGATATCTACGATCCGCGCAGCGGCATGGCCGTGTACACTGAGAACACCGCGCTCCACATCCTCTGGTTCCTGCGCAACCGCTGCGGCGTGCCGGACGATGAGATCGTGTTTGAGACCTTTGCCAGCGGCGCCAACGTCTGCGACGAATCGGTCGCCAACCCTGACAGCACCACCAGCCCGCGCTATCGCAGCAGCTGCGTGATCGGCGCCGACGAGCAGCGCACCAACGTGCTGCAGAAGCTCGAGGCTGCCTGCGGTGGTCGGACTATCCGCGTCGGCGGGCGCTGGATGTTCCAGGCCGGGGCCTACTACGGCCCGTACGACTTCGAAATCACCGAGGACATGGTGATCGGTACCATCACCGGCAGCACCGAGCCGACCAATGACGCGGCGATCAACACGGTGCGCGGCACCTTCATCGATACCTCGCAGTCTTGGACAGAGACCGATTACCCCGAGGTCAGCGTTGCCGAATGGGTGGTCGAGGACGGCGGGGAGGCTGCGGAAACGCTGTCATTTTCCTATGTAACTGACGCCTACCAGGCCCAGCGCCTGGCGAACATCGAGCTTCGCCGCCGGCGCGCGGGTGGCACCATCAGCATTCCCATGAACTTTCTGGGCTACAACTGCCGGCCGGGTCGCGCAGTGCGCGTGAACCTGCCATCGCTGAACATCTTGGGCGAATTCATCGTCACCAACTGGAGCATGGGTGCGGACCAGGGGTGCACCGCCCAACTGCAGCAGTACGATGCAGCGCAGTTCGACGACGCCGTGGGCCAGCCGTACAACCCGATCGGCTTCATCAGCCTCCCAGCAGGCGGCCTGGGCAGTCCAACCGGGCTTGCCTGGACGGTTGAAGAGTCGGCAGAGGTCACGCAGGGCGTTCTGAGCTGGGTGCAGCCGGCCGGTATTGTGACCGCATACGCTGTCACCGTACGCCAAGGCTCCAACGCGGTGCAGGCCCAGCAGGTGCCGGCAACCACCCTGCAGCTGCCGCTGTCCGGTCTGCCCTCTGGCAGCTACACCTTGAGCGTGGCTGCCCTCGGCCCGCTGACCCGCTCCGGCGAAGCCAGCATCACCGTGAGCATCGATGGTCCGCCCATCCCTGAATCGTGCGTGGTGCAGTCGACCATCGACGCTATCACGCTGATCCCAGGCAACACGCTGCATGGGCTGAACGGCGGCACTTACGAGTATTTTTTCTCGACCAACCCGCAGGCCACGCAGGGCGATTACCTGGGCCAGGGCCTGACCTTGACCCACACCGGGCTGGCATTCGCCACCAACTACGCTTACTTCGTGCGATCGAAGAACGCCTACGGGGTGAGTGCTTTCCTGAAGGTGGTGGCGTCCACGTCTAACGATGTCACCAACATGCTTGGCGCGCTCAAGGACAAGATCGATAGCGGCATCCTGGCCCAAGAGTTGCGCAAGGAAATCGAGCTTATTTCGGGGCCGCCGACGCTGGACGGATCGGTTGCGCAGCGGGTTGCTGCTGAAGCTTCGGCGCGCATTCAGGCGATCGATGCGGAAGCCGCAGCCCGCGCTCAAGGCTTGTTGAGCGAGGCTCAGGCGCGTGGTGCTGCAATCACCAGTGAGGCTCAGACGCGGCAGTCGGCCGACACTGCGCTGGGGCAGCGAATCGATACCGTCACCGCTTCAACCGGGAACAACGCCGCGGCGATCCAGGCGGAGATCACCGCTCGCACTACTGGCGACACGGCGCTGGGCCAGCGGATTGACACCGTGGCGGCCAGTAGCGCATCGAACTCGGCAGCGATTGGCAACGAAGTCACGGCGCGAACCAATGCGGACGCGGCCCTGGCCTCACAAATCGCGACCATTCGCGCCGAATCGGGGGGCTTCGACACTGCTCTCAACTATGGGTTTGCCTCGACGGTTGAGGGCTGGAGCGGCGTGCGCAGCACATTGGCCGTTGAGAATGGCCGACTGATCGTCTCGAACACCGCTGCAGACGCCTACATCGCATCGCCTACGGTGTCGTTCAGTGGCCGAGACAACGACCGGATCCGGTGCCGCATCACGCGACGCTCGGGTTCGGGATGGCTGGGGCAGGTCCTGTACTTCACGCCGGGGCATTCCTCCTCGCCGTCGTACAGCAAGGTCATTGCCGACCCGGGCATACCGACGGGACAGTCGGTGGTGGTCGAATGGGACATGTCCCAGCTGACAGCGGGTGGCAACGACTGGACCAGCAGCACCATCACCCGAATCGTGATTTACCTGAGCGCTGCTGCGGGTGACGTGTTTGAGATCGACTGGATATCCATCGGGCACATCGCGCCTTCGGCCTCTGTTGCATCTGTGGTCGAGGAGCAGGCAGCGCGGATCAGCGGCGACCAGGCGAACGCTCAGGCCATCACTGGCCTGTCCAGCAGTCTACAAACCACCAATGGCAATGTCACTCTGGCCCAGCAGGCGGCACAGGCGGCTTCCGATAAAGCTGGCGCTAAGGGTGAGGTCATTTACGGCAGCGCGGAGCCGGCCACAGACAAGCGCCTGGCGCAGAATCTGTGGATCGACACCACCAGCAATGCCAACACGCCGAAGCGATGGAGCGGCTCGGCCTGGGTGGCTGTTACGGACAAAGCGGCGACCGACGCGGCGACTGCAGCTGCGCAGGCGCTGGCCCAGGTTGCGACCAAGGCGGATGCCTCCGCTCTTCAGGCGCTGGATACCAAGGTCACGAACCAAGGGGGCCAGCTTACCAGCCAGGGGGAGGCGCTGACGCAGTTGCAATCGACTGTCGGCAACATCGGCGGATCAGGCTCCAACCTGCTGAGCGACCAATACAGCTGGCTGACCTCGACCACGCTTCCGGCTACCGTTCTGGGGCCTAACACCACGCGTGTCGGCGTTGCAGTGGCTGCCGCAGACTCAGGCTTCGGCTACCAGGTGACGGCAAACTCTGCGGTCGAGTACCTGATGCTGTGCCCGGTATACGGTGACACAGGGTTCAACCTGCGGATCGAGCCAGGCACCTACCTGGTGTCGATGTATGTCCAGGGCAGCGCCGCCGGGACCGCGCGGGTATCGCTGTTCAATGGCACCTCCCGTGTGTCGCCTGACGTAGCCTTCACTACCACCCGTCAGCGCCTGACGTTCCCGGTAACGGTCACCGACAGCGCTCGGGTGGCGGTGACGATCTACTTCAACCGGACTTCAGTCGCCAACCTGTCGGTGGTGATCGACTCGGTGATGGTCGAGAAGCGCATTGGTGAGAACAATGCGCCATCGCCGTTCGTGGCCGGCCCGTCGGCGCGAGCCTTGGCGGGGCAGGCAACCGCCATCAGCCAACTTAGCACGCAGGTCACGCAGCAAGGGGCGACGATTACTGCGCAGGCAACACGCCTTGATGGCCTCTATGTCCAGGTCAACCCCGAGCTGGAGGGTGATGCCTCCGGTCTGGCTGGCGCTACGGGTGGATTGGTCGGGGTGTGGACAGAGCAGTCCGCTCGCGTCGAGGGCGATATCGCCCAGGGCCGGCGCGTGGACACCGTTCAGGCACAGATGGGGCAGACCAACGCATCGATTCAGCAATTGAGCGAGGTGGTGGTCAGCCTGGATGGCGAGGTCTCCGCGAAATCCACATGGAAGGTCGAGACGAATTCTCAGGGCAGGCACGTTGCCACGGGCATCGCCATCGGCAGTGACGGTGTCGAGGGAGAGATCCTGCTCTCGGCGCAGCGCGTGGCGATCATCGACGGGGTTAATGGTCAGACGGTTCTGCCGTTTGTGGTGCAGAACGGCGAGGTGTTCATCAACCAGGCGGTGATCAACAAGGCCTTCATTCAGGAAATCGTCGCAGGCATGACTATTCGATCCGCTGCTTTGAACGCCCAAGGCCTGCCGTTGCTGGAGATGAACTTTGTCACGGGCGCAGTGAGCATTCGCGGGCAGGATGCCAACGGCTCAACGCTGCTGAACAACGGCGGCCTGTACGTCTACGACATCAACGGTATTGAGCGGGCCGCTGTGGGGAGGTTGACCTGATGGCCGATTTGTACGGGCTCCGCACGCGGGATGCGGTCGGGGCCATTACCCTGGATACCACTATTACCCCGATCCGCTCCCTGAAGATGATGCAGGTGGTGGGGAATGGCGCGCAGGACCAGTACATCGCCATACCTGAGATTCAGGCGGCGTCGTTCGTGGTGGTGGACGCGTTGTTCGATTCTGGTGAGAACACGTACAGCCCCCAAGCCTGGTACTCGCAGGGCCAGCTGCAACTTCGCCGCCCCATGAGTTTGCAATGGCAGGTGATGATTCTCTCGCAGGGCGGTGAGCCATTCGCCGCCCCCGGGAGCTATGGGATTCGGGCGAAGAACAACTCTGTGCGCACGCAGATTGACGCCGTCAACAAGCTGCTGAACGTCCGGTACAACGGCGCGCTCAACCTGGGCCAGCAGGGGCCAGGGTCAGGGAGCGTCATTCAGTGGGGAGATGTCACATTTCCTGCGCCAATCACGACGGTTGAGCGGCCTTTGATCTTCTTCAATGCCGCCGACTACATGATGATCGGCAACCTTTCCGTCAAGGGAGGGCCTGGAAACTGGACCGGATTCCGGATCAAGTCCTTTCCCTCCCGGGCGGCCCACGGGGACATTGCCCTCTACCCCATGGCAATCAAGTGGTTTTGCGCGAGCTACCTGGCGCCAAGTACTCCTGTGGGCGAATACGGCGCCTCGGTTCGTGATGCTGTGGGGAGCCGGATTTTCGTCACCACGGCAAACCTGTCCCTGCTCAACAGCCAGCCCGCGACCACGCAGTTTGTCACCGCCGGCACGCCGATCACTGGAGCAGGGTATTACGCCTCGCCCGCGCAGATGCCGTGGACTGGCAGTTTCGAGGATTACGTGTTGGGGAACGCTCTGTTTTCAAACACCAACGTGGGGCAAACGACGCAGCCGATCCGAGCCAACTTCGGCGGATTCCTTTCCGGGAATAGAGGTGTCCTGCAGATGTACTGCGAGAACTTCGACGGGGTCAACCCGGTAAGTGTCAACGGGCGAACGCTGTTCGCTTCTCGCCCCATGAAGCCAATTTAAGGAGCCCAAATGACCAAACAAGTAATCAACCTGGGTACCGCGCCGAGCGGCGCCGGCGGAGATGATCGACGCAGCGCCTGGCTGAAGGCCATCGCGAATTTCGACGAAATCTATCAATTTATGGACGGGCTGCAGAGCCAGGCCAATAGCAACGGCTATTTCGTAAAGTACCCTGACGGCACCATGGAGGTTACCGGCTTCGTGATTCTGCCGGCCCAGGTGATCAGCATCGGCGTGTCGGCCACCCGTGTGTTCGCTGCGCCCTTCGTGGGCATCCCTACCGTGGTGTACTCCTGTGATGGCGCGTCGGGCACCGGTGCCCAGAACGACGTGGGGCTGGTGAACATGAACGGCACGTTCATCGCGGTCACTCAAACCCAGTTCACGCTCAACTCCTACTCGTACCGAAGTGCAACCGCCAACCCTACCCGCTGGTCGTTCAGAGCGACAGGCCGCTGGAAATAACCCACATGCCATCCAATCCACCCGCTTCGGCGGGTTTTTTTATGCCCGGAGAAAGCCTCATGCCTTACATCGTCATCAACTCGAGCAACTTCTACGACCCCGCCAACCTGGTTGAGCACCCTACAGAGGCAGACGCCGACGCTGCCGCCCGCGAACTGCTGAAGGCGCAACCTACGGCCATTGTTCGAACGGCCCAGGTGATCAAGCGCTACAGCGCGCAGGTGCAGATCACTGCCGAAGAAGCGCAGGACGTTTTGCCTGAGGCCGTGGTGGCAGAGGAGGCTGCACAATGAGCACTCCTCGCGGCATCCGCAACCGAAACCCCGGCAACATCGATTTCAACCCGCGCAACGACTGGCAGGGCCAGATCGGCAAGGAACCTGGTGGCCGCTTCGCCATCTTCGACACGCCCGAGAACGGCATCCGCGCCCTGGGCAAGCTGCTCATCAACTACCGGGGCAAGGACGGCATGCCCGGTGTGGGCGGGAAGGGCATCGACACAGTGCTCGAAACCATCAATCGCTGGGCGCCGAGCAACGAGAACGACACCCAGGCCTATGCCTCGGCCGTGGCCAAGCGCATCGGCGTGCGCACCACTGAGCCGATCAACATCAAGGACCCTGCCACGCTGCGCGGAATGGTGGTCAGCATCATCATCCACGAGAACGGCAGCAATCCTTACGCGGCGGCGATCATCGACGAGGGTGTGCGGAGGGCGCTGGCATGAAGTCTTGGGCCATCAGGGTGGCAGTGCTGCTGGCGCTGCTGGCTTCGTACTGGGGCGTCTACCAGCACGGGCGATCGGTGGAGCGGGCCGAGGCCGCCGCTGCATCGGCGAAACGGGACAGCGGCGACCGTCTGGCCGAAGTAATCGGCGAGCGCGGCGCTCGACAGGAAGAGCAACGACGCGCCCAGGCGCAGGAGGAGGCGAGAGCCAATGCTCAGGAAGAACGAACGATTGCTGTTCTTGGTGCCGCTGGCGCTGATCCTGCTGGTCAGCGGGTGCGCGGTGACGCAGCCAATTTCGCCGCCGCCGTCAGTTGCCCCGGCACGGATACCGCCGCTGTCGCCCGAGGCCAGGCAGCCACCCGCGCCGCCATGGTGCTCTCCGACCTGTTCGCACGGGCTGATGCTAGAGCGGGAGAGCTGGCGAAAGCTTATGATCTCGCCCGGATTGCTGGGCAACAGTGCGAGCGAGAGCGCGACTCCCTGACGCCGCCCAGCTGACCGAGTTGCCGTCGGGCTTGATCTGTGGCTACGATACTGTATCGATATACAGTGTTGGTGCCCTATGTACTTCCTTCTCGTCCGCCGCCGTGTGAATGGCCTGGCTATCCCCTCCGAATCCCGCGCCTGCACGACGCCAAGGTCAACGGCATGGCCCAGCTCGGCATGAACATCAACGGGGTCGAGGACATCGACGGCGTGCTGTATGCGCAGTCCTGGTGGTGCAGGGCCGAATGATGAGCACATTGCCAAGAGCTTGGCTGGATGAGCTCAACGACCAAGCCGAACTGATCAACGACCCAGATGGCCGCGCAATCGTCCTGGCCGAGATGGCATTCGCTGCTCACCGGCGCCGAGAGATCGATTCAGATCAGCTGTCTGACATGCTGGAGTTCGTCGAGGCTGCGCGATACTTCGGATTGAATGAAGTTGATGAGTGGTACGAGCTAGGGATATTTGGCCATCATGAGCCGTTGCCGGAATGGGGAAATCAGTTCTTCAAGGGAGTTGGCAAGGCCCCACCCAAGGATAGGTAGGCCGTCGGCAGAACGCCGGAGGAGGAGGCTTCGACTGTCTAAAACCGCGCTGCAGCTTCTCGGTTTTACTGGGCGAAACTCGCCCAAAATCGCCAATGCATATTTGACAGGGTCGACGCATAGGCCGCTGCTGGCGCGGCCTGAGGTCTATTTTCCACACTACTGCTGCATTACTGGCAGTTGCGCACGTCGAAGAGGTATGACCCGATTACTTCGGCCCGACGTGCAAATTGTTCGATGGCCTTGCTCCTCAGCAGCTCATCCCCGGCTTCCAATTCCACAAGCACACTGTGGATGGCGTCGTAAAAACGCTCGTAAGGGATCGAATAGCCCAGCTGTGCAAAAGCCACATTGAGCGCTTGGTGAAACCGCTCCTCATCCTGTGGGTGGCGAGTGTGCCAGGTTCTAACGCGGAGCCACGGTAGCAGAAACGTCTGCAGCGCTATTACGTCCAATGATCAAATTCCATTTGGTGTTGGGAGCCCTGAGCATAACGATTTTTTACCTCCTGCTTAAGAAAAAATCGATTCCAAAACTTAAGCGTCGACCCTTGCGGTGTGCGGCTTGTAGCCGTGCCGTTTCGTCTCTGTTTTGGAATCGAATTTGCCCCTGATGCGGCATGGATTGGGCGCTTATACCACGGTCTTGAAAACCGTTGAGTAGAACCTACGCCTAGGCGCACCCGTTGGGCGGCTCGACATCAGCCTCTGCGTACGACTGCTTTCGACCCATTGAGGACACCCGCAGGGTCGTGACGATGGGTAGACCAGATCGACTCCATGGTCGGGAGGTTACCTTAGTATTACGCAAGCAAAGGGCGAAGGAAGCTTCTCTCGTAGCTCACGATGAACTTCAATTCGGACGCTTCCTCAACCAAACGCAAACATTCAGGATCGACTGCGGCTTCTTGTCGATACCGTTCGTAGTCGGCAAGGCTGGAGAAGCTAAAGAGGCAATACGCGACGTTATTTGCTCCTTCAGCTGGGAGGAAGTAGCCGTGATGCTGTCCACCCATTCGGGTGACTACTGGAATCCAAGCGCGAGAATAGCGTTCGAACGCATTGATCTGATAGGGATCTATGACGTACCGGACATGGCAGGTGATCATGAAATCGTTCCTTGATTTGGGATCGTTATTCTAGGGAGAGGCGACGGCGGGTCAAGAGCAATTGCAATTGCAATTGCCCAAGTGTGGATGTGGTTCTTGAATCGCCCCCGGTGTGGTATCACGAATGGCCGCAATGGGTCGAAAGCGGACCGCCAACGGCAGCCACCAGGTGATACCAATTTTGATACCACTGATACGAAAATGAGGGGTGGAGGAGGGGGATTTCGCCCAATAAAATCAACCCCTTAGCACCGCTCAACACCCCTAAAATACTGCATGGTGATGTTGGCGGTGGAGATCAAGGAGCTTACCTATCAATAACTTACGTGGCTTCTTCGCAGCTGCGGACCCATTTCGGACCAATCTGGAGCTTTTCCAGCTCCTGCCAGTCGTTGGACGAGTTAATCCAGCGCGCATGAGTCGATAAGAGCATCTGCACGCTATGCCCGAGCTGTTGGGCGATAAATGCGGGGGGTGAGGCCGAACATTGCGTGCATTGTCGCATAGGTGGGGCAGCGTTTGTATGGGGCGCCGCGCCTGATCCTCAAATCGTTGAGCATTGGCATCCACTGCCCGTCGGCATTTCCCGTGATGGATGGCCTTGGCAGCCCTGTCGCGGCAGTGGAAGGAGGGAAGACGGGCTAAAGAAAAATGGAGCTTTTGTTCGTGACCGGTGGTCAAGCTAGTTGGATAGGCCTAATTACAAATGAATGGCCTGCCCGTCCTGGTTTCACCAACAAGCCACCGACGGTGGAGGAGAACACGATGCGAAGAAGAGGCGGCGTGTACTGGGCGTGGTCAGACCCCACGCTTCACCATCGATCCCACGAAGAAACGCTGCACGACGGCACCCTCATCGATGTGCAGGTGAGACTTTCGCGCACCGGTGGAACGCAACTTTTTCTAGGTGTCTACGCACGCTCCGGCATGGCACTGCATGAAGAGGCCTACGACTCCAGGCCCGGCGAATCGATGTACCGGTCGCTAGCCTGGGGTATTGGTCAAGCGCGTCGAGTTGCTGATGGGTGCACCCCTGCTGGAGAGGGATAAGAGCTGGCCGGCGTGCATGTGTACTCCCGTCAGGATTGCCATTTCGGCCGAAATATGGCGGCGCACGTTAACGAATGTACCGAGGTAAAACCAACGTGGGCCAGGCGATGCCGGCATTGATCTAAGGAGCATGAGATGAAGCAATTAGTGCTGGTGGCTTTGCTGGCAGCGTCAGGCGCCGCTCAGGCTGGGATTCCACTGTTCAACGCAACATGCCCCGGGAAAATCGAAGTCCATGCAGGCAAGGGCGGCCCGATCTACATCAATGGCAAAGAGGGCAAGCTGAAGAAGGTCAACGACAACTACTTCGAAGCCAAGGCCAGCGGAGTGACCATTTCTCTGTCGATCAATCCAGACGGCTCTCCGAGCGTTTCATACACCGGAAGGAATCGGGCCAATGGCGTTTGTCAGGTGAAGGAGCAGGGCTCTTGAAGTGCTGGCAATCCGCAAAGTCATCCATTAGGCGGCTGTAGTGCTGCAACGGTTCTCATTGCAACGGCCGTACGCTGTTCCAGTTCGCCGTGTCGACTAGAATTGGAACAGAGGGGACTGCGAGGTGAGTCATGCGCTACTCAAAGATCAGGCCGTTTCTCTGGTGGGCTGGCGCCTTGCAGTTTTTCGCGATCCTGGCGGCCATCGAGCATAGGGCATGGGATGTGGTGTTCATTTGCCTGATGGTGATTGCGGTGGGTATGTGGTTCGCCCGAGATGCGCAGCGTTTGGAGGCCAGCAAGCACCCGAGTACCAGATAATCAGCCTCGCCGGACAAGCAGAAACACGTTCGTATAGATTCCGCGGCGCCCTGGTACACGCCATGCAGCGATTTGACAGTGTCCTGCTTCACAGGCGCGCAAGTGCGCGCCGGTGCCTGGCCCGAGATGGACTACACTTCGAGCCGAAGCTGATTGTGACCGGGCTTCATCAAGCTATCGTCGCTCTGGCGATTCACACCGACGGGCCTTCAATGGCTCAAAGAGGGTGCACCAATGGCGACCATCGATACTGAAGTCTTCGCGCAAGGGCTGTTGCAGGTCGAGGCCTGCTGGCAGAGGTATATCTCATCGCAGCGACTTGCCGAAGGGTTGAGGGGGAACGCCCTGAAGGGTGCCCTTGAGCTTGCTGACCAACACTTCAGGCATTTTCAGAACCAGAGTCAGCGATTCTATGCCGAGGTTCGCAAGCGCGTGACTGACGCTGAAAAACTGGAACGCGACATGGCGTTATACCCTCACTACTACCTGCCAAAGTCTTGAGATCGGTTACGTGGCAAGGCGCTCGCATTGGGCGAGCGCCTCGTCAGCCTTCCGGCGGGTTCACACCACAGACAAACTCATCCGAGCCAAGCCGGTGCGAGCCGAATTCCACGACGTAGCCGTCACCTCGGCGCTGTGCCTCTGCCTTGGCAGTCTTCTGGTCGGCATAGACGTCGACAAAGTGCCAGGGATGCATGGCGCGTAACACCCCCCATCCCAGTACCCAGCCCTTGTTGTCAGGGTCGGGCGGAAGGTTTTTGGCCAGGCTGCGTATGCTCATGTCTCTCTCCTTGTAAGGGGCCACTTGACGGTACTACCGCTGAAAACACTTTGTAATCTGAATGTTTATCCACGCTGGATGGGTGGCCAGCCAAGTCAACCCACACCTGGCTGCATGAAACACGATCAGCGGCCGCCCCCCGGCCCGAACCTCCGGCCTTTGCGCAGTCCAACGTATGCAAGGCCTTGCTTCGCCTGGCCGGAGGTATGCACATGAAACGCAAGACTGCATGGGTTGTCGTGTTGTCAGGGTTGTTGTTGCTCAGTGGCTGCTGGCCGTACTGGCACGACGGAGGCCATCATCACCGGCATTACTACGATAACGATCGTGGGGGGCACCAGGACTATCGTCGCTACTGACGCCAGTCAGCAAGCAGCACTCTAGCCATCAGCTATTCGCCCATCACCAGAGGATAGGGCGGATAGCTTGCAGGGGCGTCATGCTTCATCGAGCAAGCGCTCAGGGTTGAAAAAGAACGATGCAATGATCACGGCGCTTATCACGCCCAACGCGTCCGCGATCAGCAACAGGAATTCACTGCCATCTCCCAGCAGCGCCTTATGGCTGACGGCGAAGCTTGCCCCGTGGGGAAAGGCGGCAATGCCCAGCAATGCCACCGCCAGCGCAGCCGACAACAGCCTGATATACGCCCTGCCAAACGCCAGCGTGTAGGCCCAGAAGACAAAGATGCTCAACACGGCAAGGCCGGTGGACGTCACGAACTGCGCGAGTACTTCCAGCCACCACACCATGGTTTTCTCCTGAACGGTGCACCGGGTCGGTTCCCATGAGAATCATGGCCAGTTGAAATCGTTCCGCTCGGCTAAAGAAATAACGCGAAAGCCACATGAGCGGCCGGCCATCGACCCTCGCGCATATAGCGAACAAGCCTATAGTGCTACGCAGGTTGCGCAGTACCATGGGCCAATGAAAACCAAAAAAGGGCGTAGTGCTTGGCAACGCTTTCCCAAGTTCCAGAGGGGGCAGCAGGAGCGTGTCGCGTGAAGAGTTCAAGATCGGTCGCAGGCGCAGTACTGTTAACCACTTTCGCCACGCTGTTCATGGCCGGGTGCGCCCAGAACCCGGATGTGCGGGAGAGCCATGATTATACGTCTGGCACCACCGGGAGAAGTACGCCAGCCTATCTGGGGTGCGTCAAAGGTGAACTTCAAGGCAACGTGAAAACCTATGAAGTGGACGGCGACAACTCGGTAAAACTGTACGTCGAAAGTACCGACCCCAATAAGGCTGATGGCCTGGTCGAACTACGCGGCACGGGAACCCAGCGCCAGTTCACCGCCTATCAGCGCGACGCCTGGTACGACCATGGCAGGCTGCTTGACGCTGCATTGATGTGCAAAAAAGCCTGATGTGTTGATCTGCAAGTGCAAAAAGCCCGCACATGAGCGCGGGCTTTTTGCGATGGGTGCCGATCCCTCAGCGTTTTTGATTCTAAGGGAAGCCACTGGCTTGCCCCATTCGACGGAAGTCTTGCGCTATTGCATTTCAGGCAAAGACACGACCTTGGTGGATTACTTCTGCGGCTCGATCCCGGCTAGAATGGCGCACGTTCCATTCTGGTTAATTGCAAATGCCAACGTTTCGCATCCTTTTATGTTCCGTAGTTGCTGCCAGCCTTGCCGCGTGCGCAAACCCAGGCAAGCCTACCGCCAGCAAGCTGACTGCAAAATCCCCTGAAGATTACGCCGCCTGCGTACTGCCAAAGTGGCAGGCGTTGTCCCCCCAGACCACGCAAAAATCCATCAACCACGGTTATCGGCTGACCGCGCCCAGCGCCGTGACTTCGGACGAAGTGCTGGAAGTCGTTGAATATCACGACGGCAGCCGGGCAACGTTCTATAAAGGCAGTTTCCTGTCGAGTGACAAGTTGCGCCTGGCCGCCAGAGAGTGCCTGGAGTAACCGGCAGCCCTTGGCATCAATAGCCTGAACCGCCCATGCCGCCCATGCTGGGCAATGCTTGCCGGGACTTGAGCTGCGCATTGCTCCATTCGGCGCAGGTCATGAAGCTGGTCTTGTCGACCTTCCCGGCCTGGTCGAAGCTGACCATGTAGGGCTGTTGCTTTTGCCCCGGCTGGGTGAGCATGTAGTCGAAGCAAGTACCCGGCACTGCCGTGCGCTCGGACTCGGCGCCCGGCTTGCCGCCAATTTGCAGCACTTGCGCTTTGCTCATCCCGGTATCGACTTTGGCTACCAGCGGCTGGTCATGATAGAGGGATGCGTTGCTTGAACAGCCCGTCAGCGCTGCCAATAGCAGGGTCAGCGCACATGTTGAATGGTTCAT